TCGTACTCTGGCTGGTGGTGGTTGAACTGGTAGACGTACTCTTGGTAGTAGAGGTTGATTGGCTGGTGGTTGTACTTGACGTTGAGGTAGTAGTTGATCTGGTAGTACTCGTACTCTGGCTGGTGGTGGTTGAACTGGTAGACGTACTCTTGGTAGTAGAGGTTGATTGGCTGGTGGTTGTACTTGACGTTGAGGTAGTAGTTGATCTGGTAGTACTCGTACTCTGGCTGGTGGTTGTTGAACTGGTACTTGTTGATCGGGTAGTACTTGTTGATTGGCTGGTGGTAGTTGAACTGGTAGAGGTACTCTTGGTAGTACTTGTTGACTGGCTGGTGGTAGTTGAACTGGTAGAGGTACTCTTGGTGGTAGACGTACTCTGGCTGGTAGTAGTTGAGCTGGTACTTGTTGATCGGGTAGTACTCGTTGATTGGCTGGTGGTTGTACTTGACGTTGAGGTAGTAGTTGATCTGGTAGTACTCGTACTCTGGCTGGTGGTTGTACTTGACGTTGAGGTAGTAGTAGAGGTAGTAATTACAGCTGCTGGAGAAAAAGAAGCTGCTTGAAATCCCCAAGAATTAGTAGTCCCTGTAAAATTTACCGTTTGATTTCCCGCAGGAGTTTTGGGACCATTAGTATCTTCTATCGATAATTTAGTAGTTGTAAGAATAACTAAATCATCTACTACTGAAGTTAAACCAGCCGTCAATCCACCTGCTGAAACATAAGTTATTCCACCAATTACCCAACAATTATCAGCTACTGTTGTTACAGTTAAAGAAGGATTACTAGATGTACCAGTACCTTCTGCTACTGCATCAGGTTGTCCAGTTTGAGCAACACCTGTATATGAAACAGCTGCACCATTAGCATACGCTACCACACCTGTCCAAGCAACAGATATAGCATGTTCTCCAGTAGCAGGATTAAGAAGATAAAAAAGAGCTTGTGTAAGATTACCTTGAGATCTTCTTGAACCAACCAAAGTCATTGATACGTTATTGTATTTGCACGATGAAATGTAAGGAGAACCTTCAGAATCATAAACTCCTGCAGATACAAACAGGATTAAATTAGAACCAGTACAAGTATGATTCCAAGTTAAAGGACTAGCTGGGGATGTATCTACTGAACCATTAGAAACTGAATCTCTAGCAATAGCCATGTTTTCCACAAAAAAACTCCCAGAACAATCTGTTCTAGGAGTTAAATTTTCTCCTCTAATTTTAGTTATAGCACTTTGCTATTTTTTAATCAAGAAAGATTTTTAACGGGGATCATCCACAAAAATCTCTTCAGTTTTTAACTTTCTCTTATTCCCAAACGGCTCATTCTCTCTTGGCGGATAAATAGGGCTATTCACCCCAATAGAACTATACTCAAATAAAGCATTTGTATCTTGGAAAGTTTTATGAATATATGGTACTATATCATTTCTAGTATGTAATCCTTCTCTACTTTTAGACCACCAGTGCCAAACAAAAGATCGCATAGTTGCAGAAGCCCTACCTCCTGCAAGATAAATTCTATGTACATATTCATAATCCTCCCCTCCACCTGGTCCAAATCTCTCATTATAAAGTCCTACTTTTTTTAATGTTTCTCTTTTAAAAACTACAAACCAACCAGCAAAACCTTCAATATGTCCTTGCCGATGAGCTAAAAGCATATCATAGCCTTTTGGAGTTCTAGCCATTTCTAAAGTAATTGGAGAACCGTCTGGAGCTTTAGGATAAATATTTTCTTTTACTTGTATTCCCCAATCTGGACATTGATTTCCAATAATCCATTTACCATCACTACCAAGCCCATAACCCCATCCAGGTTCGATTGGAGATGCGGGACAAACTGCAAACATTTCAGGGTATGCCACAAATTGATCCATTAAACCTTGCCAGTAACGAGAGTCTAAAAATTCCACGTCATCATTACAACAGGCTACGTATTCAGAACCCCAATGAAGAGCATGAAGTATTGCTTCATTATTAGCTTTAGAAAACCCCATATTTATTCTTCTAGGATTTCTTATTATTAAATCAGCATAATTGTGAACTAAACCATAACAGCCATCTTTAGTCTGATCTACTACAATTACCCTGAAATTTATAGGAGTAAATTTATATAAAGTCTCTAAAGCCTTTCCGATATAATCTTTTACTACTGGAATAAAAATAAAGGTACAATCTATTTTAGCCATATTTTATTTTAATCGTCATATAATCAGTATTAACTTTATTTACTACTAACCGATCATCCCTGTATTTTTTAGGCAACCTTACTGAATCAATTTTTAAACCTAACTTCCAAGCTAGTTCAGCTAATTGATTTACCTGATTAAATGGAAAATTATCTTTAAGTTCAATATCTACCATAATTACCATCCTCCTTTAATAACTGGAATAATCCTCTCTGTTATATCTTCCAAACTCACATAATAGTGCATTGGCAAAAGTAAATATCTATCCTCTAAATAATCCATATTCGGACAGTTATAGACTCGCCCGCCAAAGACAGTGTAGCGGTCAATTCTATAATGGGTCGGGTCAGACTCAATATTGTTTTCTAAAAGTTTTCTTTTTAGATCCTCCCTTTTTTCCACATTGACGGTACAGAGCCAATACCCAGGCTCTACCCCTTCTTCAATATTGGTATTTAACATCTTAATCCCTGGGATATTTTTTAAGCCTTCCTGATAAGCTTGAAATCTTTTCTTAGCCCCTTCAATTAAAGTTTCCACTTCTTTTAATCCTTCAATTCCCAAAGAAGCATAAACATCGCTTAACTGGTATTTAAAACCAATTTCCCAAATGTCTTTTTTCCATCTGTCCTCATGCTTGGCTTTTCGGTCTATACCAAACCACCTAAGTCTTTTTGCCTTCTCTTCCAATAATGGATCTTCCAAAGTTAACATCCCACCATCAACAGTCGTCAATGTTTTAATTGACTGAAATGAAAAGCAGCAAAAATTAGCCGTTTCGCCAATATTTTTCCCCTTGTATTTTGCCCCTATCGCTTGAGCTGCATCCTCTATTACAGGCACATTCCATTTTCGGGCAATTTTCAAAACCCGATCAAGTCTGACAGGATAGCCGCCATAATCAACCACGACTATGGCCTTGATCCTCTCGCCTCTTTGCTTAAAAACTTCCTCCAAATGGTCACAGTCAATATTTAAACTGTCTTTCTCAATATCACAAAAGGTTACTTTTGCCCGTTCATACAGGGCAGGTGAATATGAGGCAGCGCAATTATGCAAAATAAATCCATTACTAATAAAATTATGATTATCTTTTACATCAATACAATAAACATAAGCATTTTTTTTATAACCATCATCTGGTTTATATTTATCATCAACATATACTTTATCATAAAAAGGTTCTACGTTGCCTAAATCCCATAATGATTTATCAAAAGGATATTTTCTTTTTATATCCTTTGGTAATTTATATCTCATTGATGTTGGAACATAAGGAGCAATTATAGAAAAAAATACTTTAGCAGAATTATGCAAATTTTTGTATTGACCGTTACCTATATATAAATGATATACAACTTTATTATTTTTCTTTAGAGTCTGAATATTTGATTTTAAGCCTAATTGATGTAAAATCTTATTTAATCTTTTTACTTCTGGCAAAGAATATCTATCAGTACAAATAATAGCAGATCCATTACCTCTGTAACTTTTACCACCATTCAATGCTCCATCATCCATATACCAGACTGCTAATGTTAAAGCATTAAAATCATCCTTATTCAAGTCATTAGGAATAATTCTTTTTGAATCTTTATAAAATCTTTTCCTAATCAATTTCCATTGAATTCCAAAAGAAGATCTGACACGAATAAACGGTTTACTATTACTAGCTTTCCTATAAGGAATAAATTCATATTTTAAGCCAAAATCAGCTAATGCTTTCTTCTTTAAATCTATATATTCTTTTTGTTTTTCAGTATGACCTATATACAATCTACATTTCCCATCATTTTTATTTCTTATTGATAGACTAATAGCACCATCACCCAATAACATTCCTAATAACAATTTATTTTGATTTTTATTTAATTTATATTCATTAATATAAACCAAATCACCTGTTTTTAATCTTCCAGCTTCAATATAGCCTTTAGGTGTTAAAACTCTATGGTCAGTAGTTACCCATATCCCACTTTTATGTCCCAAACGGTTATTATTTGCATTATTAAAATATAATCTTATCAACTCTCTATTACCTATATAATTCTTATACCAATTAGTAATTTTTTTTGCTTCTAATTTAAAAGTTCGCAAATTGAATGAAATTACTTTACCACTATATTTTTCTTTAACAATTTTTCTAATACTAACTCTTTTTCCATTTTCTAATAAAATAGTAGCATTCTTATGAAGACAACTGAAAACTGGCCCGACAACCTCATCCCCTTCTTTTATCCCTGCTAAAATATAGGCCAAATGCAAAGAAGCCGTTCCTGAAGAAACAGCGATAGCCTTATGATTGTGAGAGATCTCTTGCTCAAATAATTGTTCAAATTTATCGACTTTCGGCCCTTGCCCGATAAATCGACTATCCATTGTCTGTCTGGTTGCATTTTTAGCAGCTTCTGACAAATATGGTTTGAATAATACTATTCTATCATTGTCCATATTTTCTCTTTCATTTATTAATAACAAGTAGTTTAAAAATTCCTTTCTGTCTCCAACCATTACCTTCATCAAAAGGCACTGTTATCCAATCTCCTTTAAAACCAAATTTCTCTATCTCTTTATCTTCATTATAAGTACAGTCTACCCCAATAATAACAGTTCCTCTTGGAATCCTATCTAAAACTTTTCTAACAATGCCTGTTACTACCCATAAATAATAAACATCTGCTTCTGGAATACTATCCTGTAAAATATCTCCTTTAATCACATTCAATCCAAAACGGCTTCTTGCTATAATAGCTCTATCTATATCTCTTTCTACTCCTATAACATCCTTTGCGTATTTTTTCATCCTAATTAAAATATCCCCACAGGCACAACCTAAATCACAGACTACTTTATCTTTAATAATATCTTTTATTGCCTCTACAATAACTAATGGAGAACGGTAAGGAGACTCTAAAACTGTTTGGCTTTCAACTTCCATACTTATCAAAATAATCCTTGTCAATTAAAGAAAACATTAAATAATCCCTATACTTTCCATTCCTGAAAAGTGCTTCTCCCTGTATTCCTTCCAGTTTAAAACCTATTTTTTTATAAAGCTCTTGGGCTACCTTATTGTATTCCGCTACCAATAACCATATTCGGTGAATATTCAAATGCAAAAAAAAATACTTTATAAACTCCAGAAAAGCCTCCTTGCCAAAACCTTTTTGCCTGTAAGTCTTGTCTATATCTACCCCGATTCTTATTGACCTGTTTACCTTGTCCCATTCATCAGCCCTTAGTATACCGATAAATGTTCCCGTATCTTTATTCTCAATAGCAAAATATATTTTAGTCGGGTCGTTGCTCATTTTTTCAAACCAATCTACCTGCTTTATCTCATTTATGGGGGAAACATTTGTTAACCAATACCATGTATCTTTATCACTCCTCATTTTTCTTAACAGGGGTAAATGTCTTTCTTCTAATGGTATTATTTTTAATCTTTCAGTCTCTAACATATTATGGATACTATAATATATTTATTCTTCTTTTTCCAGTCTATTCAACCAATCTATTAAATACTCCACAACAGCCTTATAATCTATCTCTATACTCTTACTGCCATCACTAAACTTAAAATCAGAATCAAACTGGGCAGCCAATATTAAAGCCATCAATTTCTTTTTTATTATCCCGATTTCTATTGTATTCATAGACATGGTTTAATTAAACCTTTATCCCAAGCCTCACTAATAAAATAAAATTCACTTTTATCATTCCAAGGCACACCAGCCTGTTCAATCTGTTCCAAACCATTAGGTTCTCCATTCTCCATTTTCCATGTATGACCATGTACCTGCCAAGGATGACAAGTACAATAGGTTTTTAATCCTTGAGGCCGTTTATCCCAATTATAATGCTGGTCAGCTACTACATAACCTCTTTGCATTAAAATATTATAAACTAGTTGTGGATTACTGTTAACTGGCTTTTCTGAATTCGGCAATTCATTATATGGTTGTGGATATGTTATTTCCCATCCAGGAGCCTTAAATACTTTTACAAATCCTCCTATAAATTCCACATAATCCAAAAAATTATTAGTTTGCTTTTCATCCCAATATAAACATTCAAAATTACTATTGTGGCTAAATCCATGCACTCCCAATTCCAGCCAATCGGAATGGGGTTTTAAAAGATCAATCATCTCGACAGAAGTTTTTGCTGGTATAGTAAATAATGTTGCTTTAAAACCAGGATATTTACTCCTCCAATAAAATAAAATACTTAACCCATTCTTCTGAAAATTATCTTCAAAATCATCAAAATCGGCTATAACTTTATTCATATTTATCCATTAAAAATCTGCATACTTCATTCCTGTTTTTATAATGTTCCCCTTCCCGACATTGACCTACATTTCCGTCAGGAAGTTCAACTAAATCAGTTTCTTCATTAACAGGGATTACAAAATTCTCCCCATGCCCTAAATATTTATTCCCTAAGCATAAGAAAACATCATCCAAAGACTTTTTAGGTAAATTAGGATACATATTACGAAGTTGTAATCCGTAACCTAATAATTTTATCGGTACAAAATAAGTCCTAATAATAATATCAACAGGGACTGATTCTGAATAATACCCTCTTCTTAAACACCTATCATTAGTATATGGAGTATCAGTATTACCCAAAATACTTCCTTCCAATCCTAGAATAGCATTTGGCAATCTTTCAGCATAATCAACAAAATTTTTTAAAGTATCCCTATTGACGCTTAAATCATCATCTATAAACAGGCAATAGTCAGTTTCACAGACTGTTCCTAAAGCAAAACGGACAATCGGCAGGAAATTTTTAGAAGAACGGATAATTGTTGTCCTTTCATCGTTAAATACTATTTCTGGATTATCAATAAAAATAATAACTTCATCAGGTTTAACTGTTCCATTCAACAGGTCATTAATTATTTTTTTAAGATTTTCTTCCCGCTCCTTATAATGTGATAAAATAATAGCTGTAATCTTCATGTTGGTTTTACTTCATTCGTGACAGTTTTAAAATTAAGCTCATTTGCACTTACATCAATATCTTCAGTCTGTTTTTCTAATTCTATATCCTGTCTAATATAATAAGTTGCACTATTAACATGCAATACCATAGCTTTAGTAGCACCGACAACCGATAAACCATTTTTTGCTAACCGTTCATAAATATCTTTTTCCCCAAAAAACATTTTTATTTTTTCATTCCAGCCACCAATCTTTTCAAATGTTTCCCTAGTCATCATAATCATACCAGCATCCCTTGCCCCCTGCGTTGCCTCAACTGTTGATGAATCAAGGTTATATGCCCATTTAACATACTCCCTGGTTTTAGGAAACTGGTTTGGTTGGACAGCACCAGCCAGTTTATTATCCAAAAAATATTTCATATTAGATAGCCAACCCTCAGTTACAATTACATCGTTTTGCATAAAACACAGGTAATCCCCTTTTGCTAATTTCGCTCCGATATTATAGGAACCATACTGGCCAGGGTTTTCCATATCTTTCAAATATTGCTTTATACATATTCTATCTTCCCTCTTATTCAATAGAAATACTTTAAAAGTATCAAAGAAAGTCAATTTTTCTGCCCCAACTGGGATAGTATCAATTAAAATAAGCTCATAGTCCTCTTCATCAGTATATTTAACCACTGATTCTATTGCCAAGGCAGTTATCTGACGCATTAATTGGTTTAGGTCGTATGCTAATATGATTATTGAAGTTAAAGGTTTATTTTTCTGCATATTTTTCAATAAAGGAATCTATATTTCTAAAATCCTGTACTCTCTCTTTAATCACATCTTTGTTCCAATTCCACCATTTTATTTTTAGTAACTTTTCTATTTTTTCTGGAGGAAAACGATATTTTTTAATTATCATTGGATTGCCAACTACCACAGCATAAGGTGGAACATCTTTGTTGACAACTGTTCTCATACCTATTCTGGCTCCATCACCGATAGTTACCCCGTCAAGAATAACCGACTCATAACCTATAAATATATCATTACCGATATTAATAGTTCCTCTTGAATAACCGACATGATAATCTCCACCAAATTCTGTTCCAAAAGGATAATTACTTACCCTATCTATATCTTGAACACAGGGGTAATTCATCTGTCCACAGAAAATTACTTTCTCAGCAATAACGGTATAATTTCCAATTATTACTTCAGGGCAAAAAAATTCAATAGCACCTGCCCCATAACGAGAGCATTCTCCTTTAGTTATCATGAATTCCTCCCCCATTTTTTCATAAAATAAACATTATCATCAAAATCTCCCCAGTCAAATAAGTCATGGTTATTTGTCATATTTTCCCAAGTCATTGAACCCAAATGGGTAATATGAGAAAATAGATAATTACCCACCCTAACTTGTTTCTCCGCTATCCGCATATTATAGTCCCGATCACAGGCTAAAACTAAATTTTCATCAAGTAGACCAATTTTTTCATAAGTGTTTCTTTTAAAAATACTGCAATTACCTGCTCCTCCTGAAAATGTTTGTCCATTAATATATTCTTTTCTTTTCATTCTTTCTAAATATTCTTTTGCATCAGTTCTATCTGACCAAGGAATTACTATATCTAGTAGATCATTATCAATTGCTTCTTTTGCATATTTATACCAGTCCTGATGAACCATCACATCATTAGCTAAAATACATAAATAATCCGAGTGTGCCTGAGCAATCCCTAAATTTATACCTTTCCCTAAACGCAAGTTAACTCCCTTCTGAGGTAAATAAATATCATCTTCAGTTAATTCATTTTGTATTTCAGGAAACAGTTGAGACTGGTTATGAACCAAAATCAATTCCACCTCATAGGGATAAGTAAAGTACCTTAAATTCTGAATACAATTAATAGTCAATTTATACAGGTACCAGTTATGTAACATCACTTGTAATATAACTGAAACAGTTTTTTCTTTATCCATCATATTTCTAGTTTAACAGCGTTTTTTACATCTGGTAGAATTGCCTCTATCCTTTTACATTGCTCTGTATATAATCCCAAAATATCACGATAGGGATGATTATAAAGAACATTACTACTACAATAGTCAACTGGTTCTCCATCAATAAAATCAATCAAGAAAAAATCCTTATAAGTGTCATTCCTATCAATCCAACCAAAAACATATAAATGTCCTTTCTTCTCATTCATCCTATCCCATTTAACCGCAGGTAGTTTATTCAACCAGTCTGTAATTTTTGCAATTATCTCTGGTGTCATTTTATTAAAGCCAATGCTCTCTGAAAAAATAAATCCCAAGATGGAATATTTTTTTCCCAAGTCCAATCCCTTTCCACCATTTCACGGCCTTTCCTGCCCATCTCAATTCTTTTATCAGGATTATCCCGTAAATAGATAACCGCTTCCCTTATCTTTTTAGCCATCTGGTCAACATGGTCGTAAGCCCAATTACGGGTATCCTCTTTCGGATCATCTGGTAAAATATGGATTGCTGCTCCTGCTTCCACTAAATCCTCACTTAATCCGCCATAAGTACATATTACGGCTTTTCCACAGGCAGATGCCTCAATTGTCGGAAAAGAAACCGAAACATCAGCATCAGTTTCAATTAAAACATCAATATTGTTATAAACATTGGGCATCCCAATCCAAGATTTATTACCGCCTTCAAGCCTTCTTAAAAATTCCCTACCGCCACAGTACTCAATTTCTTTCACAGGCAATGATTGTTGGGAATAAAACATCAGTTTAATTCCTTCCAAATCAATCAAAGGCATCAACAAATCTTTTACCTGCTTTCTGGGACTATGTGTTTTTCCGACAAAACCTACATGGAGTAAGTTATCCTCTCTGGCTAATGGATAAGGTTTAAAAAGATTGGTATCAATTCCTACTCTGGTTTTAACATAAGGTAAATCTCTTTGTTCCAAATATCTATCCGTTACCCTGTTTGTCGAAGCATAACAGATACCTTTTATATCCTCCACTTCTCCAGGTTCCCAGACAATCCCTGCCATTTTATAGTAATACTTCTCCTGTTCCTCCAAGTGGGTAATTGAAGTAAAAGTAGGCACTATCAAATCATAACCGTTCGGGTTTTTATAAAAATTAGGTTGGTAGCCGATTGGAAAATTACCTGCAAAATCCGTTGTGTCAGCCAAAGATAAGTCAAAAAGATATTTATTGCCTAAATAACGGATAATATATTCAATATGGTTATCCACATACCAGGCTTCAGGTAATGGCTTATGCCGTAGAAATAATATTTTCTTCATACCTTTATTCCCCAAAAATTTAAAAAAGTATCATTAAATCGGCTGATCCCTAATTCATATTTAGAAAAAATACTATCAATATCCAAAACACTCTTTACATTCTCTTCTGTTATATTCTTATAATAATTAGCCCATTCACCATCCATTTTTGCAGTCATAGAATCTTCTGGCAGACTATCTAATGTTCCATGCGGTTTCCAAACACAGCATGGGACAGAAAAAAACATTAATCCCTCACTCTTTGTCAAACTTACCATCTTCTGCAAAGTCTTTTGCCAATACATATCATGTTCCAAAGCATTAGTTGAAAAAACTACATCAAAAGAACCATCGGGAGCATCATATTCATGAGCTATGCAAACAACGTCTACACCTCCATAAGGCTGAACATCCAAACCGATATAAAGATTTGCCTTAAAGAAGTTCCTGAAACTGCCATTTATGTTAGCAGCACCTATCTCTAATACTTTAACATTATCAAAATATTGGGGAAAATTATTTTTTAGTTCCTGACACCAATCCATTTGGGAATTAATCATATTTTTTAAAGCCTTACTCTAGCCATTTCACCTATAAGTTCCGCTTTGTCACCAAAGGTTTCATCTACTACCGGCTTTACTCCGTCAGAATTTGAATCAATATAATCATGGAAAAGCATCGTTGATCCTGGCTTCATTAAAGGCAACCACATATCCACATTCTTTCTGACCGACTCATAGTTATGGAAACCGTCAATAAAGATAAGATCAACAAAAGGCTGTTTAAAAATCTTAGCAAAGATATCAGCATCCCCATGAACATATAAGCCATATTTTTCTAATCCTACTATTCCTTCTTCTTTAAAAAAATCCCGTCTGCCGATAGAAACTTTTTCTCCATTAGCAAAGGCTTCACCAGGATCATTTATGTCTATCCCAATCCTGATTATCCCTGGTTTAGCCAGCTTATGGGCTACATAAAAGGATTTACCTTCATCCACACCGATTTCCACATATATCTGCCCAACTTCCAGCTTATCCAACTCTTCTTTTAAAAGCCTGATATTCTCCTGGTCAAAAACGCCTTGAATTTTTGTATCAGCATAATCTTCTATTTCCCGAAGAGATAATTCTTTTTGTTCTTCATCCATATTATTCTCCTTCTTTATAATATTTAGCTAAAAATATTTCGATATCTTTAAAATCCTCAATCCTATCCCTAATTTCCTGGTTAGACCACAACCACCACTTAATTTTCAAAAGTTTTTCTATCTGATCAGGTTCATAACGGTAATGAACTATTCTTGCTGGATTACCTACCACAACTGCATAAGGCGGTACGTCTTTAGCAACTACTGCTCTAGCTCCAACTATTGCTCCATCACTAATTGTCACTCCATCTAAAATAAAAACATCCCTCCCCATCCAGACATCGTTACCGATATTTATCGGACCACGACTAACACTATCGGCAAAATATGGCAATTTCCAATGGTAATTAAAAGAATATGGGGTAACTGCTTTTTTATGTGTTACCCAGACATGGTTTATAGCTCCACAAAATACTACTCCTGGACCTATTTGGGTAAAATTACCTATAGTTATGGTTTGATGCACAAAAGCATCATATACTTCATGTTGATCATCAAGCATTGAATTTTTACCTATTGTTATCGGCATATAAATAAACTCCTTGTCCCAGACTCCTTAACTTCACCTTTATATTCAAATTCCGTATAACCTAACTTACCAAATTCCTTTGGATACTTTATTCTTTCTATATCTTCCATTTCAGCCGCATTGCATTCCAAAAATAAAGTCCCTTTGCATAAATCCCGCATATATTGATGGAATCCTATATGGGCATTCATGGAAAATATAGTTACTATATCAAACTGGTTCAACCCTGTTTCTTCTTTAACGAGCTGCTGAATATTATCCTGAGTTAAATCACAACCGACAGTTTCTATATCAAAAAACTCATGAAAATTTGCCATTTCAAAAGTAGCATTTGCTATTTCAGAAGTATCAACCCCGACTATTCTTTCCGCATTCCTTTCCTTTGCCCAAAAAAGCACTTGGCCACCGCTACAGCCGATATCCAATACAGTCTTACCTGTCAAATCCATATCTGACATACCCATAAGCTCATATCTTTTATAAGACCGGCAACCTTCTATTCCGATAGAAGGAATATGCTGATAAGCCTTACTGTCATTACCCCAGAAAGCAGTTTTTTGGTATCTTTTATATAAATCCTGTTTATATTTTTCCTTATCATCAAATTTAAACTCATCAAAATCAATAAGCTTCTCATTAATAAAATTAGCTGAATAATAATCCTTACCATAAACACCTATAAAAAACTCTTTTAATTTTTCTGTATATTCATTCCATAAAACCGGCGATCTGTCTTTATGGGGAAAAGAACCTTCCAGATACTCTACTATATGGGATTTATAAATACTTCCGTCTATATCTTCTACCTCTATAACGTCATAAACTCTTGGGGCAAAACCTTTTAGCCATGCGATATTTTTAATGATATATTTATCCATCGTAAATCCATCATTCTGAAATTGGAAATTTACTTTTACTGTTACTAGCAGATTAGGAAATCTTTTTACTATTTCAGGAAAATAATCTGAAACCTTATCTTTTTTTAAGATAAATGAATTTCCTCCTACATGGCAGTCTGGAAAGTCTTGGAATGCCCCCCATACCTCCATGTTCCATATAAAATGTTCATTCTCATCTCCTATAATCGGTAATTTTTTTATGGATTTATATTTTCTCATTTAATTGCTTTCATTCTAAAATCAAATTGCGGTTCTGCATGACCAATTGGACCTGAATTACCATGACCAAAACCGACAGGTATTTCCTCAATATTAATAAAACCTCTCTCATTTAACTTAAACCTTAAATATTCTTTTGAATATCCGCAGAGATGAAATTGTCCTTCTCCATCACATCCTGTTGTTCCATATAATAAACCCATCACCCTATACCAAGGATGAAAGTCAGAATCAGTAATATGGACTTTAGGAAACATTTCACAAGCTCTGGTTAAATCTGGCACTTCAATTTCCACAATCCCACCTAGTTTGCAAACCCGATGAGCTTCTTTAATAGCCAAATTTCCATGTTCCATTGAAACATGCTCTAAGACATGGACTAAAATTACCCTGTCAAAAGTATTATCGGGAAAATCCAAATGAACTATATCCCCGTAAACCCAAGGAGATTCTGGATGATCCTGATTCCAAGTATCAGCCAAAGGCTTATAAGTTAAAGGCACAGGAGAACCTGGATAATAATATTTGTCGATATTTGTGAAGCCCAAAAGTGGGACATTACCGCACCCCAAATTAGCTTGTTTTAAGTTTTCCATAAACCGCCTTTCAAATATCTATCAATTAATATCATTAGTTCCTTTATCCTTGCTTTAGACGTAAACCTATCCCTACCTATCTTATAACCTCTTTGGGCTATTTTTTCTCTTTCTTCATCATGGCTTAAATAATACTCTATTTTTTGATTAGCTTCATCTATACTGGAAAAGTACTCTGCCCCATCCCGCAAAAAAAGTTCCATCCCTGGAGCATACTGGTAAAGCAAAAAACCGCCCAAAGTCAGCACTTTTCCAGTCCGATTGCTCCAATAACCCCAAGTATCAGGATTAACTGAGAATCCTAAACATATCTTTGTCTCTGCTACTTTTTGAACAAAATCATAACCATATACAGGCGGATAAGCTTCCAATCCCAACTTCTGCCAACCTTCATGATTCCAGCCAAAACATACTACTTTATGCTTTTTATTTATTTCTGGTATCCAAACCAGTCTATCTCCCTGACCAATACAGCTACCAAAAAATGCCACGTCATATTTCACTTCAACTGTCGGTGCAATTTCTAAATTAATCCTGTCAAACTCTTCAGAAGAAACATCCATAGGAAAATAATAACAGTTGGTAAAATCTTTATATTGCGGATGAAAAATATCATTAGAAATGTATAAATCTGCACTCTTTACCATTTGGTCATGCCCATGAGGAAACCCTTCCATACAATCCCAAACCCAAAAAAAAACTGGAGCTTCTTTTAAACTTGTCCATTCTTTCAACTTACTGATATATTTACCATCGTTAAAATGATTCCATTTACAGATAATATTAACATCTACATCTCTAAATGGTACTTTATCCTGCCAATTATCATCCCATTCACCATCACAAACCGCCTTCCAAATGTCTCTGGGAATTCTCCTGACTTTATGCCCCAACTCTTCAATTTCCCTTGTAAGCATCACTTCATCGCTTATTTCTCCCACATAGCCTGTCTGGTAATTCCCGATAAAATTAATGATTAACTTTTCCATATTTCCCTTCCCATTCTGGTACAAACTTTCTAACAGGTGGATCTGGTATAGCGAAGTTCGCCTCCCAAATACCATTATCGGTTCTGTCAAATCCCCACTTTTCTTTAAAATAAGCGTAATTCCTAAATCTATAACTGTCATTTTTCGGTTCAAACGTGCCCGAAGTCTGGCTGAAATGATAAACAATACAATTAGTATTTTGGTAAGGCTGTACTCCAGCTAATCTGATTTTATATTCTAAATCAGAGTCAGAATTTGAACCCCATTTTCCATAATTTATGTCATATCCACCTATTAAATTCCACAACTCTCTTTTAATTAAAAATGGCAAGTTAAAACCAGTGTTATAACCTACTCCTTTATAATTCCTAGCAAACTCCAGCCATTTTGCTTTATCAAAATCACCACCAGCTCCACCACAAAAATATACTTCAAAAGTAGGTGCACCAGGACGAGGTTCTATCAGTTTCGGAGAAAGACACATTACAGAAGGAGGTATTTCATCAATTAATTTCTCCCACCATCCTTCTGAGTAAACCATATCATCATTTGTCACTAGTATCCAAGGAGTACTAACCGTTGCTACTGCTGCATTTACAGCCTTACATTGGCCTTGTTCTTTTAAAATAATATCTCCCAAGTGAGAACAAGATTGACCTTCTATGGGTGAACCATTCTTAGCTATAATCTTTTTTATATCTGGTACTGTTTCTTCTAAAGAAGTTAAACACTGATCTAAGGCGTATTCAGATTCTGTAGTTCCACCTAAGTGCGGGATTATAATCGAAACCGTTTTCGGATCAATCATTTTTAGATAATAAAACTAACCAATTATAATGGCCTTCATCTGAATTAACTGTATCCCCTTGTGTTTCCTGTTCAACCTTCAAATTATTCTTCTTAAATTCCTCCATTAAAACCTCTCTTGAATACTCCTGCAAAAAAGTGTCTTCCCACGGTTCTTCATCTGGCTCTTTCCCCATCCTATTTATCGGGTTTATATTGGTTCCTTTAACGACAAATGACCGCCAGAGAACAATACAAATATACTTTCTGGCTACTCTTTTGGCTTCCCTAATTGCCGACTGGTAATCATCCAAGTGATCCAAACAGTGCATAAGTAGAACACTATCCCAACTGTTGTCAGGTTCAGTCAAATGCCTAGCGTCCTGTACTTCAAAATTACCTTCGGGGAAAGTCTTTTTTGCCACATCAACCATGGCTGGAGAATAGTCAGTCCCTTTATAATCAAAATTCCACCTGCCCTCACTTTTTTTAATTAGTTCATAAATCGGACCTGTACCCATACCTATGTCAAATAAGCTTTTTACTCCCTTTTCTTTTAAAAGATCAAGAAGATAAATCCTGTGCTTCCTTGGCCCATGCTGGTATGGCGTATAAAACGTATCCCAATAAGTCTTTAAACTATACGGTTTTTTTATTCCCCAAAATCTTATTGACACTTCAGAGTGTCCTGGATCATTAAAATAGAACATTTCATGCTTTTCAAAAATCGCATCCAAATCTAAAACACTTTTTATATCTTCTATAGTTAAGTTTTTATAATAATCTGCCCATTCACTATCCAATTTAGAGGTTAAAGAATCAGCAGGATTATTAGTTTTAGTCCCATGTTCAGACCACTGGCTTGGAGTACTAAACCACATTAAACCATTTGGCTTTAACAAGGCAACCATTTTTTTCAAGGTTTTACGCCAATACATATCATGCTCCAATTCGCTGGTTGAACAGACCACATCAAATGACTCATCAGGAACATTATATTCATGAGCGATACTTACTACATCCACGTTTTTATAAGGTGCTATATCCAACCCAATATATTCACAGTTATCAAACCAACCTTTGTTAGTACCATTCATGTCAGCACTTCCTATATCTAATACTTTAACATTGTTAAAATACTGCGGAAATTTCTGTTTCAGCTCGTCTTTCCATTTATTTTCCAAATGATCTCCAGCCATAATGCTATACTGCCTCCCATGGATAATTTTTTATACCAAAATGCCCATATCTGGCCGTCTGTAAATAAATTGGTCTTTTTAAATCAAACCTTTCTATAATTGCTTCAGGACGGCAATCATATTTTGATAAATCCACAAATTCTGAATAGTTTTCATTTATAATGGCAGTCTTCATAATCGGTTCAGATTTACCAATAACATAACCTAGACTAACAAGGACTTCATCTGCACCAGATTCATTTAAAACATCTAAAGCCATAAACCTTGCCATATATGCTCCGCTCCTGTCCACTTTTGTCGGATCTTTACCGCTAAAACTCCCGCCTCCGACAGGAACTCTCGGACCATATTGATCTACTACTATTTTTCTTCCCGTACAGCCGGAGTCTGCTTCCAGTCCTCCAATATTAAAAGAACCGCAATTATTGCAATAAGAAGTCGGAAGTTCTTTATTACAAGAGTCTAAATGACTACCATACCAATTTATAAGATAATTTTTCAGTTCTTCCTGTGATTTTCCCTGAATTGACAAAACAATATCCGTGATTTCCCCGTCATTTATTGTTACTTGGGATTTCCCGTCAGATTCAAAAGGCTCTAATAATTTTCTGGCTAAATACATTTCCTGGGGAATACTCATTTTATTCTCCCTGCAAGCATAACCTGTCATAATTCCCTGATCTCCGGCCCCGCCCTTATCTACTCCTTCGGCAATTTCTGGCGACTGGACTACCAGATTAGATAATACTCCTATTTGTTTTTTTGTCAGGTCAAAATAAGTTTTTCTGGCTATCTGGCAATAATCCAAACAGGCTTCTGTTGTTATTTCTCCTACTAATATTACTGTACCATGACCTCCGATTGCCTCAACCGCCACCCTTGAATCTTTATCCTGTCTTAAACATTCATCTAAAATAGCATCAGCTATCTGGTCACAGATTTTATCAATATGCCAAGCAGTAACCGATTCAGCTGTATAAATCATATTTATTTTTAAATTATTTGTGAATCCAAGTCTTCTGATCGTAATCTTCAATATTCCCATATACCCATAAAGGAGGCCAGAGATCTCTATGCCCATGGTCTTCCGGTTTCATCTCTTTCGGATAACCCCAATAATCAGTTTCATCTTTAATTCCGAAAGCATGGAAAGCATACATATTATTTGTATAACCGTATTTATAACCAACGGCAGATAACCGTGAACAAAGGGTCGATTCTTCGTGATTTCTTCCTGTCCTGATTACTTTTTCCCACCCACCAGCTTTCCAAACCGCATCCCGTCTCATAAGTCTCATTACTGCACCAGTCATCGGTGTATACAATATTTCTCCGTCATTCGGATGTTTACTGGGTTCGAGTCCGATAAATTTATGCGGCTGTAAAGCCAAAGCCCCCAAATCTGGTCTTTTATCCATTATTGCTACCATCTGAGTCAACCAGTCTGGCTCTAAATTAGGCACAAGAATATCATTATCCGAAGTAATAAAATAATCCGATTCCGCCATTGCCAAAGCTAAATTCCATGCGTTATGGATTCCTGTATTGCTGGACGGTTTAATTGCCAGAAAGATTTTATTCTGTTTTAAACCTTCCTCAACCACTTCATCATTACCACCCTGATTGATGATAAAAAGGCGGTATGGATATTTAGTCCGCTCTTCCAAATACTTTAATGTTTGTTCTGTATAAGCCTGTCGCAAAAAGCAGGTTATAAAGATATCTATTGGTTTTACGTTTTCCATATTTCCCACCATTTCTTCTTTTTAATTTCCACTACCCCATGAAGCCCTAATCTAGCTTGGCAATCCCAACATGGCCGAAAAACCCAATTAGGATTCATGTCATAAACCGCCTTTTCCTCATTACATAACCAACACATCAGGTTATGCTGAACCGCTGGACCAGAATCCAACAGTTCTACATTTACTGACTTACCTAATTTAGTTACCCAATGTGTTTTACAGGTGTTTTTCTTTTTCATCTTTTCTTTCCTATCTTTACTGCACCGCAAATTTTGCAATTGCCTTTTTCGTCTGGATCATGTCCGTTTATGCTAGTACAAGTATCACAAACAAAATCTTTAATAGTCATAATATTCTTATTCTCATCTATATTATCCATCCTCTTAATTTCAAACAATCCATAAATTGGTGGCATTGTTTTATAAACAACAAAATAGTCATCACCTAACCATTTTCCAAATTTATCTAATTCTTCCTTAGAAAAACCTATTAAACTTTTATTGATTAAAACTACATATTTAGCCATATTAATTTGTTAAATCATTAGTAATCGCATTTGACTCATTCAATTCCCTTCTATCCCAACTCCTATGAACTACTATCCAACCATCTCCCACTCTTTCTACCTTCGGACAACAATCACAAAACTTGCTTTCCTGATGGTTATAAATATCATTTATAGGCCAGACATGCCAAGTATTTTTCATTTTTGGTATACAAAATATAAATAAAAATCTACTGGTAAACTATGATATTTCCTTGTGTATTTGTACCAAATGTAAAAATCGTTTCCCATCGGATTACCCAACTCCTTAACAAACTTTTTTCCTCTTTCTTCTACGTCAACTTGAAAAAATGATCTAATCTCAGGAAACTCCAATTGTGCCATACAAGAAAAATCCCACGGACTACAGGCTGACAATTCCCCCCTCCGATGATAAATCTTCTCCATCTCATCCTGATTTTCTGGCGTAAAGTTTCCATGAGGGAACCCGCCTAACTCTTCATAAACGCTACGGTGGAAAATAAATGTCCCATTGACTATTTTGCCACCCCCAAAGATTTCATGTCCTACCGCCTCTTTAGTAGGCGCAAACGGCCCTCTGGTAGTCATCTTACCATCCTTATGGATATAAATTGCCCCGAAATTAAACATTTTATAATCTGGATTTTCATTTATGATTTTAGCTAAAATCTGCAAGGCATAAGGGGAAAGTTGATCATCAGAGTCTAAAAAAACAAACCAGTCATTCTTAGCTAACAGCATGGCTTCATAATAACAGTTTATCCTCTCCAGATGGAGAGGATTACTTATTATATTCAGCCAAGGATAAAGTAGCTTCATCCCTTTCTTTTCTTCCTCAGTTAAAGGCAAAGTTGACCCATCCTCATAAACAATATGCTCAAATTTACTAGATGGATAAGTTTGTCCCGCTATACTATAGATAGCCCTAAATAACCCTTGCTTACGGTCATCACTGTATAAAAAAACAGGGGTTATTATAGAAAAAGTCGGTTCACTCATTTTGACTCTTTAATTAATCCTTCATTAATTTTCTCTGCCACATTTAAAAGGCTTAATCCTTCTGGATGATATTTACTGACAAAAGATTTTAGATCTTTCCTTAAACAATGGCCTCCAAATCCCCTGTATCCTCCCTGCCAAACATCCCACCCGTTTTTACTCCCCCATTTATGAGCCTCCAAAGTTTTTTTTACCTGTTCATAATTTGCACCTGATTTTTTAGCCACATCAAAAATCTGGTTGGCATAAATAACTTTCAAGGCAAAAAAGCAATTCATGGAATATTTTATAAGTTCAGCCGTAGTCGGATCACAAAGAATAAACCTTTTATTATAAACCAGATTACCAGTAAATATTTCTTTCAATTTTTCCCTGATAATAAGGTTTCTACAGCCAATCACTATAAATTCAGGATACAACTCATCCTCAATCGCCGTTGCCTCTGTCAAAAATTCAGGAATATGGGCTATTTCCAACTTGTATTTTTTAGATAGATAATCCGTAGTTCCAGGAAGAATAGTAGAACGGATAATAACTATTGGCTTTGTTTGTACCTTATTTTTGATAAATTTAAGCCAGTAATGAATTGCCTGAAGATCCTGCTCACCATTATTCTTTGTAAGTGTCGGCAAACAAAGAAAAAAATGTTTTTTTCTGGTTAATTCATCAATATCAATATTACCACTATCCTTGTTATAATAATCAGGAATTTTTAAAGCATAGCTGGTAGCTTGACCGACTACACCATAACCGATTATCACTGATTTATAAGCTTGTATATCTTTCATATTCAATCATTTGAGTAAAAAATGGGCTCAATTTCATTTTTAAAAATCCACATCGGGTTTCTATATCTTTTTAATCTCTTCTGCTGTGCCAATACCATATTATTCTCTATCTCATACTTTATCCGCATCGCCACATCATGATAAAACCCATGCTCATCACTATAAGTAGTGGAAATATCACCATCTAACCCGTCAAAACCGATATTTGAGGAAAACTGCTTATAAATAGCATGTCGGCCATAAATATCCCTGAACGGAGCAAAATCATGGTTCAAAACGAGTAAGTTGCCCAAAAGTGCCGCTTCCTGAGCTACCAGAGAATAAGTCTCGCTTTTACTAGGCATAATAAATACATTTGAAAGTTCCATCAGGTCATGTACCGCTTTATTAGGTATACTCACATGCCAACTTTCATGGAATTCCGAAGTAAATGTCAAATCCTGATCATTTAAACCCCAATCTATAGCTATCTGGTGCAAATCTTTACGGTAAGTTACCTTATCCCCGCCAGTCGAATGGAAATCACAAACTACTACCCTTACAGAATAGTTCAGTTTTTTCAGCTCTGCCATAGTCTTTATCACTACTTCTACCTGTTTACCCCTGTCTAACCTAACAGGGTATATAGCCATAGCATCGGCATTAAATAAATTTTTCTCCATTGCCAATTGCGTTACCATCGGTTCCCATTTACCAAAGCTCGGCAGGTTAGTAGAATGATGAACCACTTTTACTTGGTCTTCCTCATAACCAAAGTTTCTGGCAACTCTTGGAATAGAATAAGAATTAGGGAAAATGACAAAACTATTAGGAAAACGGGTAGCTATGACATCAAAATAAGCATCACCCTGTTTCAGTTCCTTGCCTAAAGTATAAGGGGAAGTAGCTGAATGTACCCAATGAAGCCACCTGATTTTTTTGATATGCTCGTCTTCATCTATCGCTTTTCTGGCGGCAAAATTAAGTTTTAAACTTTCTGGCTGATAAATCAAGTCATGAGTTAAAACAACATCAACATCTTTTAAATTCTCAACCAATGCCACTTTCAACTTTTCCACATCATCTTTAAATGTGGCATCTACCGCTTCATTTATATAATTACTACAAGGGACTACAGGAATATACCGCAGTTTTACTTGGGGAAGTTCATAGACATCTTCCCTCCTGAATCCCGCCTTGACAATTACTACCGGCTCATATCCGCCAGCAACCAGCATCCGTATCTGGTTTGCCACTACGCCACATAAAGAATAACTACCGTCATGTGAAGTGAACGAAGTCAAAATTGCTACAACCTTAGACATTTTTACTCCTTTAATTAATTTATTAATTATTGTTTAACCTGCTGTGAAGGTTCTAACTCCTGAGTCAAAGTGCTTGGTACTGGTTTTACCTCCACTTTCTCCGGTTGGCTGTTAAGCTTTGGTTTTTCGTAATTAGGAACTTTTACATCTTTTGGTCTATCCTGAATATCTGCCATAAATTATCACCTCCCCTATTGTTAACATAACAACATATAAATATCAAGCCTGAATTATCCCTAAAACGGTTGTGCCGGATATTGTCACTACTGACACAGGTTTATTTACCCAAACCTTCTCCATAACCTCACCTGAATCCAACCGATAACCGCCATTCCTGCCAGTTGTTAAATAACATTCTATCCTGCCTTGGTTCTTAAAAGTAGCAAACCTACCACTACTTATATCCTTAAAAAGAGCCACAGGCTCAGTTGAAACAGACACTTCAGCAATTATTGTTTCGTGCATTGAAATTTTCACAAAATCCACCAGATAGTCACGAAAATCATTCAAAAAGTCAAAATAAATATGTTTTAAATCACTTCTTCTTTTGATGGATTCACTGACTTCTTTATTATTGTCTAAATCACTATACATTTGTTCATTCATTAACATCATTCTCCTGTCCAAATAGCTCCTTCTATTGTCGTTGGTAATACTGGCAATAGGAAACATCGGCAATTTAGATGTTGAATAGGAGCAGTTACTCCACCTGGAAATTCATCCCCAACTTTTATTGACCCAACTGCCTCATTTACTAAGCAGATTTCACAATTGTGAACTACCATTCCATTTACAGTATAACTTTGATCTTCCTCTACAGTTAAATTATAAACTATTTGTCCTGGAAAATTTTTTGTTCTTGGTTTAAGTTGCCACTTATCTAGTTTTCTAATTGCAATTGGCAAGATACAATTCAACTGTTTAATTTTACTAGCTACTTCAAAAAAATTATTTCTAATTTGTTGACTAGAAAATCTTAATATATTTATTCCATTTTCCTTAAACCATTGATCTTTTTCTTCATCTTTTTTTTGGATATCTTTCAAATTATGAAAAAACCCATCACATTCTATAACAGTCTTTATTGATGGTAAATAAAAATCCGCCCATCCCCATTTACCATTATATTTATAAAACCATTGAGGAATAAAATTTATATTTTCTTTTATTAAAAACCATCTCATTTTCTTTTCTATAAAAGTATATCCAAGATGATTTTTACCTAAAGATTTATGAGCAAGTTTTAACACTTCTTCTTTCCTTTTTTTATCACCATTAATTATTTTAAATGGATGATTAGGATATTTAGCTGTCCTACAATTATTTCTTATATATATTTCTCTAAATTTTTCTTCACTATTCCATCTTTTTTTTATTGTTTCTGATGCCTTCTTTCTGGCTAAAACATATTTATATGGGTTTTTAATTAAATCAATCATCTGAGCTTTCTTCATTAATTTTACTTTTTTATACTTTTTATTAAACATTATTAATCTTTCTTTCTCTCCTTCTCTTTTCCACTTTTTCTTATTAAACTTTTTTGTAGAACAAGAATTACATATACTACTAGTGAAAGGAATAATTTTCCCACAGATACATTTTTTCCCTATAAAATAAACCATGTCAGAAGATAATAAAGATTTAGCCTCACACCATATATCTTTTCCCTCTCTTTTTATTAAAATTGGATGTTCATCTGTTACAGTCATTTTTGCCCCACTTCTACAAATACCTCTTGTTTTTAAAAATATCCTTACTACTTTACCTGTATACGATCTTTTGAATTTTTTTATTACTTTTTTATATCTATCTTTATGTGTTAAAACAAAATCACCAATTTCAATATCTTTTATATTTTTAAAACCGTTTAATGTAGAAACTTTTGCATTCCCTCCTAGAATACAAGTCCTTTCATCCTCGCTCGTCACCCATTTATGTTTCTCAATTTTATTCCTTTTATAAGTTTCCAGTTCTACCATCCCCATCGCATTCCCTAATTCCGTTTCAGTTATCAACTGTGACCTTTCCCTAATCATCTTTTCGCTTTCTTTCTTTAAATATTTGGTTATTTCCTCAGTTGTCAAACCTAAAGCCAATCCCTCTTCTAAAACATTAACCACCCATCTCTGGGTGGTCTTATCAACCACACCTGTTAAAAAATCAGCCCTTTGTGACAGTTTATTTTGGATCTCTAAATTATTCAACTCAAAATTATGGTCAGGTATCATCTTTTCCAAAGCTGATTTTCCTCCCTGACTGCCCGCCCAAAGCAGGAAAGTTAAAATAGTAGCCTTCTCACCATCTAACTGCTCACTTAAAGCCAGCCAGATTAACCCTAACCCCACTAATAAGTTTGGGTTTTCAATCTTTTGTCTCTCACCGATTAAACCTTGGATTTTATCAACTGTCGCCACATGGCTGATTTGTCTCTTTAAAGCTTTTTCTATTTTGTTTTTAAATTCTTCAGCTTCTTTCTTCTTTAAAGCCTGATGCAAAAAAATATTTATACCTGCGGCATAAAAATACCTTTGTAAAGATCTTTTAACCAGTCGCAAAGCATCGGGAGGCTGATTCAACAGAGTTTTTTTGTCCGTCAAGGATGTTATCAATTTCATCATATAAATTCATTAAATGAACATCATCCCGATATTCAGAATTTATTAATGGAGCAAAAACCATATCTATTTCTTCCCTAGTCTTTGCATTTGACAGACCACTCTTTATTATCACTTGGGTATGATCATCTAAAATATCTGTTTTAAACAGACGGGGAGACTTACCGTTTTTCCAGTCATTTATGGCAGCTTTTCTCCATTTCCTTAACTCTTCCATTTTATCCCGCTTCTGGTAGGCTACCGAAGGGACATTAGGAGTTACCATCGCTTCGCCTGATGGCGGTTTTTTTTCATCTGTCGGAGCAGTCTGTCCTGCCGGTTTATAAGGAAGTATCGGCATCTGGCCAGCATCACTTTGGCGAGCTAGGTCTTTAACAAAGATAGGTCCGATTGGAGTCATAAATAGCGGGTCTTTTGCTCCAGTCGGAGGTAATCCCTGTCTTAACCGCCATTCATCAACAGCCAACATACCACCTTGGATCATATCCCTTACCGCCTTTACTTCTTCCGGCTTGGTCGCCAAACTGATATTAGTCCAACTGAATTCTAACTCTGGATGCCCCAAATCTTCCTGGATTATTTTATCTATTAATTCATTAATAAATATTGATGTCGGATAAAGACTCCTCTCCCGATCCTGGTTAACAGAAGTAGTTGAAGTCGCCCTATTGGTGTCAAAAGTAAAACCTATAGAGCTTGGTGCTACCCCGAAAACGCTACACGTATTGAGTAACAACCACTTCTCAAACCTTTCAAAAGTCATATCGGACATTTTTACTGTCGGCTCGTATTTCATTCCTTCTGGCAAAAACTTTAATTTTCGTTGGAATCTCGGATCACCAGACAACATCGCATCCCAAGCATCCTGCCAAGCTTTTAACTGATCCCTTGAAGAAGCAATATCCCGTGGTACTTCCACAAACCCCTCCGGTACATTCCCCTCAACGAGACTGGCAAGATTATAGGCTTGTACTTTCAATGCCGTAGTTACTGTAATTATCAAAGATTCCAATGGGGCAAAACCAAACGGGGTATAAGTTCGGGGATTCATCATTGTATATAAAAGCTCGTCAGTAGTCAGTCTGGCTATTTCCTGTCCTCTTACCCTTTGCACATAAGCTGCTTTATCATCTGCCGGAGTAGTACCATCGTTTTCCAATACCAAATCAATAGTTGCCGCATCAACTGGTAAATAACCAATTACATCGCCTTTCCTGTTCCTTTTCCGGTATAAAGCGACAGCATCTATAACAAATAGGTCTTCCAAAAGAGTCTTTAACCATGTATGGAAAGTCCTGTTTTTATCGCCTTGAGGCCGTTTCAAAAAATCAGTTATTTTTTTGCAGTTTGTAACATTAGTTTTATCATTTAAAGTCTCACTGGATAAATCAATCGGGACAATCTTCCAGTCAAGCTGCATTATCTGCGATTTTCTATACTCAATACATGACCTAGCTATAGGATAATAATTGGAAAAATCACGCAAAATCCTGAAAGAAACACCTAGAGGAAAAGATTTTCGCAGTCCTCCGCCTGGATAAGGCAAGTTCACTTGCTGGGGATATAAAGAAACTAATAAATCAGATGGTCCTGCTCCTTTATTAAGTCTGGCGGCAACACGACTCTCAACAATTTTATCAATTGTTTCACCGCTTGCTTTTAAAATAATGCCGCTTTTTAAGGGCAGCTCCATATTAAAATATCCTCTCTCCCTGCAACTTTACCCACCTAGCAATCCCCCATAAATTATTGGGGTTTAATTGATCAGGTGAATTATGTTCTTCGCCATACGATTCCAAAAGTGCCTGTCCAACCCCGCCTTTTAATAAAGCAACCCTATTATAACAGCTGGCATGCATAAAATGATCAGGACCGTTTGGCACCCACTTGGCTACTGTATGACCACTCCTTTCATCCATTATTGTCCGTCTAATAGATGAAGTGAGATGTTCATAAAATTCAGGGATATACTTTGCGTTTACAGGTAAGATTATCAACTGTCCCTGTATCTCACTTATAAGATAGTCTAATGAAATAGTCCTGTCAAGATACACTTCAGCCTTAAAATCATCAAAAATATAATATTCCTGGACATTAAACTTCCTCATCGGGTAATAAGCAGCATATACTTTATTAGGAAACTTTTCTATCAGTTCCCGTACTTTTCTGGTATCAGGATTAGCATCAATCACTAAAACCTGTATATTAAACCTTTTCATCAAATCTTCCAAAGAATCAGTCGGCCCGAAAAAATCCTTAACTGTCCCGATCCACAGGTATTTATTTTTATTCCCTTCCTTCTGGCTGATAACCACATGGATAACATTACCCACGTCAGCACCAGCATAACAACCGCTACCACCTGTCACCATCTCATGTTTTCCCACACAGGCGTTCAAATCACCAATCAATACTTTCTGCCCCTCCGCCTCATAAGGAATACCTAATACTTGGTTATAAAACTGCTGCAAAAAAGATATGCCGCTGGCATTAGCCTTTTCATAAGAATCAATTAGTTCTTCAATTGTCCGTCTGGGATTTAATATTCCACTTATCCTGTACCCATGAACTTCGGTATTTGCAGGATTCTGGACAACCCACCTGCCCATCTTAAACCTGTCAATCGGTTTTTTACAGTTTCTGCAAACCACCTTTTTCTTCTCAAAATCAATATTAAAGAAAAAATCTATCTCCTGTTCAAGTTTACAGTTGTCACAAGTCAGCATCCATACCCTCTGGTCGCTGTTTATATATGCCTCATTTATCCCTGTTCCAGGAAAAGTAGGAGTTGATGCTTCCCTACGCCATTTAAGCTCAGAATGCAAAAGCCTTTTATCAATATACGGCACATGCTCTTGGACGAAACGATCCCTCTCATCTAGGTAAATACAATCGGCATCCACAGTAATTATTTGCTGCTGGTTTTGGCTACCACGCAAATATAAAAACCCTTTACCGATCTGTTTCAAACCTACTTTCTTAACTTTATCCTTTTCATCAATATTTCTCTTTTTCTTCTCATCAGAAGTCAACACGCCAGTTATACGGGATAAATAATCAGACTGCATGAAAACCGGCTCAAGCCTTGCCTGGACAAAATCGTTTAATTGGGAACTGGTCGGAAAAGTATATAAAACATTCTTGTTTAACCTGTCACAAACCCACACAGCCTCAGAAATCAATCTTTCTGAAAAACCCATCTGTGCTGCTTTTTGATAAACTATACTTGGAAAATTATCTCTGTAAATATCTACGAGGTATTTATGGTCTTCAAAATCCAATGGTTCGCCTCTGGCAGTCAGCCAAACCACTTTAACCCAAGTAAAATAATCATCCAATTCCGTATCATTAAGTGTTTTGGCTACTCTGGTTTTCACCAGATTCTCCAGCTCGGCGAGTACGCTCTCGTCTGATGTTTGCAAGTAATTTGATAAGTCCCTCATAATCAAGCTTGTCAAGCATATCGTCAAATTTTGTCTTTGGCAAGTTAACATTAACCTGGGTTAAAGATCCAGGAACCTTACTTGCCTGTCCATCTAAACCTAATGCTTTCCTTTCAATATTAATGCCAGTTTCTATCAATTTTCTAGCTTCATCTGCCGTTTCAGGTTCAATTGTTTCCAAAGTCCTTAACCCCCGATGTTGTAAAAGCCTGCCAAGTTTTGCCTGACGCTCTGACAATATTCTGGGATTATTAGCCAGTTCCACCCTACCAGCTACTGGCACTATTTTACCAATATCATTATTCTCCATGGCCTTAACATTACTCTTCTGCTGTCTGTATTTTTCCTCATCCCATCCCTTCATTTTCGTCTTTAAATAGACGCTTTTAGCTAAACCTTTCTCCTCTAAATATTCATTTACCTTCATCCATGGACCATTGATAAATTCCTGCCGCATCTGGTCATAGTCATATTTTTTCTCAAACATACAATTCACCACTTAAAAGTGCCAACAGTTTTCGGCAACTGGGTCTTTTCCAGCCAAAATACTTGCTGACTTTTATATATTCTTCCTCATTATCAAAAACAAAAGTCAAAGTCATTTTACCGCCTTCTTTTTCATTATACTCTTTACCCAAATCTTCTTTTTCTTCAATATCCAACCCAAAATCATCCCCTTCATCTAAATTGGCAAAATCCTTTTCCAGATCACCGCTGGCCATCTTCAACATTAGGTTTAAAGACTTATCTGTTTCCGGCAAAAGCTTTAACAGTTCTTCCTTATCCTCCCCAAACTCCTCATACAGATGGGAAATAAGCTTTATCCTTTTTTGGGTATCATCTGTTCCTTTCAAACGGTTTATAGTAGCCAATAAAAGGTCAGCGTGCTTTTCATCCATTTCCCAAACTTCACACCAAACCTCCTTAAACTCCAATTCTTTACAGACGTTAAAACGGTTATGGCCATCCACTAAAACATATTTATCGCCTCTTTTAACCACTAAAAGAGAGGGATAATTCCCAGTACTGGAAATATGCCTTTTAAGCTTATTGTACTGGTCTGGACTCATCCCGTTCGGGTTCAGGCTGTTCGGGCTGATTTTGTTTATCGGTATCTTTATTGCCTGCATCTTTTGCTAATGCCTCCTGACGTTCTTTCTCTAAATCATTATAAACCCCTGTAAAAAGGGTATCCCATAACTTTGCTACATTATCCCAGTCCAAAGTTCTTACCCAGGCAAGTGCTCTGTCGGTAATTTTGGCTACTTCCTGCGGATTGTCATAAATCCAGATCAGTTTCCTTACCGCATCATCCACATTCCCCAACGGCCTGACTCTTTCAAAATCATCCCTGCCGTAACAGACCCATTCCGAACTGGTAGAATTAGTCTTATAGGGAATTCCCCTGATATTTTCATCAGTTTTTAAAGCATCCAGGTTATCCAAATCCAACCCTTCAGAATTGAATATTTCAGGGATGGAAGTATGTGATGGAGCCAAATTAATCACCTTAGTCGCCATCGCCTCATTTATCGGTAATCCCCAACCTTCGCCTAAAGACGAAGAAACATGGCAATCCATAATGTTATAAAGCAGGTTTAAAGCCTCTGTCGGATAACCGATATTTTCATTAAAGTTTCCTGGCACTGTCCAATCAGTCCCAAATTCCAAGTTAAAATTCTGGGCTATTGCCCGTAACGACCCAAAAGTGTCATTCTCCCTAGCATGGATATAAAGGAATGAATCAGGCCGCCTCTTCTGGAATTCCTTGAAAATTTTCATTACCCTGGCCAAATCCTTTCTCATTTGGTTTCTGGCAACACAGCCAACAATAAAAGTATCCTGCCTGACTTTATTCTTGAAAAACTTCTGCCTGAATGTCTTTCTTGTCTCTGTATCAACTGGATAAAAATCTTCCTGGCTTATCCCATGCGGGATAGTCAAAATATCATTTTTAAATTTACATGGCTGGACTAATTCATTATTGGCTTTTTCTATCTGCTCTTTACCATACTTGGTATAAGCTACAGAATAATCAGGAATGGATACTGCCTCTTCTATCCAGTTTCCTTTAAGAGGCGAATCTACCGGCCAATAGCTTATTACCCGATACCACATCTTAGGCGGAGTATTCTCCCGATACTTTTTATACATTAAGTCGCCAATCATTCTCATCAGTCCCAACTTCTGGCCGATTATAGGCAACGGGTATTCCATGATAAACGGATCTTGCAAAGTAAAAATTATGTCCCAAGACGGCTTTATATCCAAATCAGCCCCCCGCAATATCTCCACAAACCTTAACCTACCATAAACATCTGTCTCTCCCAAAGGAGCTGCTGGCCAGATCCTGTAAGGATGAGTTTCTGGATCTTTATACCCTCCCCTATCATTAATACCAAAAATATCTATATCATACCTGCCTGATCGGGCAAGTCTGGTAAAAATGCCTTTAATTACGCTCGCAAATCCCGTACTGCAAGCCGGACTATCGGCAAAAATCAACACTTTTATTTTTTTTGGTTGTTTTTCCAATTCTTCATTTTTTATATTTTCTGTATCTGTCATAATTTTTAAAATAAATTAAATAATAAGATTACCAACTCATCCAATTCCAACCTTTCTCCTTTTTGTCAAAAGGAGTCTTATAAATTCCTTTCTCTTTTAAAATCATTTCCGGCGGGTGATAAGCTTTCTGGTGAAAATCAGTATTCCATTTTCTTCTTATATAATCCCTGTTAGCTTCATAAGTCCTAACATTTTTAGAATAAAGATCCTCATCAACTTTAATAGTACGGGAACCATAATGGTAAAATTTAGCCCTATTAGTTTTCCCCGCCTTGTTTCCAGATAAAATTATTCTATAGTGCATGTCGCCATCTTCCATATAGGCTACGCTTAAATTTTCATCAAACCAACCTACCTTTTTTATAAGCCTGTTATTAACCATAAAACAGGAAAAATGGGGATGCTCGTCAAATGAATCATTAAAACTACTACCAAGAATGGTTTTTATTGTCCTTAAAGAATCCCACTGGGAAGCAGTCCACATAATAAACCTCAAATGCCTCTGGGCAAAATCAACCAAGTTATCAACACAGTTCTCATGGAAAATCAAGTCATTATTAGCGACTATTACATACTCCATACCCTCTGCTAAAGCCATCTTTATTCCCATATTCCAAGCTGTTCCCACATGATTGCCTTTAGGGTTATCCACCACGGTTATCCCCATCGGGACTTTTGTGGAAAAAGTAGTCGGTCTTAATCCTTTAGCAGAATAATTAACTATTAAGTAAAGCTTTAAATTGTGATCTTTAGAAGTTATTGACTCAACAGTTTGCCTAGTAAAATCAGCATGGAGTCCATTCGCATGATAAACGGGGATAACAATTCCTAACTTCATATTGTTATGTTTATAACATGAGTTTATTGTTTTGTAAACATCTTAAAATAGGCTTATCCAAGTCTTCATCGCTTCTTTTAATTTCCCAAAATATTCTTCTTCTGGCAAACCCTCAGCTATTTCCAGATAACATTGCTTGACAGTTTTACCTTTCAATTCAATCCTATCAATTATTTCCCAAAAAGTCTCATTTGCCAATAAGCCTTTACTCTCTTTTTCCAGATTAACCCAGACATTTGAAGCCCGATCATGATTAACCATCGGTTCTCCAGCCAAAACAGCTAGACCCAAATAATCACAAATCTTTTTGGCAATTATCCCGCACCAAATATCACCCATTCTTTCTACACTATAATCCTTACCCATTAAAGGCCAAAACATTAAAGGAATTACCTTTCTCTTAAAAGCCAGATTCATGCCACTCATCGGGTAATAATAACTTGGAGGAACAGGAGAAAAAATATTTGCGTCAGCTTCACCAATACCATAAGAAAGTTGGGTTACAGCGTCTACGTCAGGTACACCATACCAGCAACCCATATTTATAACAGCTTCTACCTCGCCAGTATTATGGTAAGGAGTACCTCTTGGCCTGACTTTTTCCAATGTCCATACCCACCTAGTCAACGGCACAGATAATTTTTTTAAATGGGTTTCCAAAAAAGGCAACGCTCTGGGATCAGGATAAACATCGTCATCCATAGTGATAACCACGTCAGCTCCATCCTTGTAAGCCTTATAAAAACCAAAACATCTCACTCCATCCGTCTTTTTCCTGATTATCCAAGACTTGTCAACCAACTCACAATCAATATCCCTATGGCATAAATGGACAATTTTATTCTCACCTTTGCTAGGCAACTTAAAAGTCTTATAGGCATTATCCTCTACCACATAAATTGTGCAAGGAAAAAAATCCCACATCTCCAAGAATTTTTTGATACTTTTCTGCCTGATGGTCGGTACTACTATAGCCGTATTCATTTTGTTTCCAAAAGATACTGGTATTCCATCATCCAGTCATCTTTCTCCCAATCCTCACAAAAAAACCTGATCTGGCGGTAATCCTTTACTTTCCAACCCGACAGCTTAAAAAGGTATTCCCAATTAATCCGGTGGAAAACACTATAATGATTTTTATGCCTGATACAAAACTCTGTAGGAGAAGGTACAGCTATTAAAACAAACTTAGTCGCAATCCTTCTTATTTCCAAAAGAAGAATTAAAGGCATCGGTGAATGTTCTAATGCGTGTCTAACTACTGCCATTTCAAAAGAACCATCAGGTAAACTGGTAAAGTGCATATCTTCCCGCAATACTTCGTGATCAAGTTTTTCCCCGCCTAAAGTTACCCCTAAAGTCTTTTTACCCATCTTCTTCATTTCGTCTAAACAAGGTGCAGTTCCGCAGCCAAATTCAACCGCTGACAAAAAATCCAAATGATAACAAAAATACTGTACCATCTCCTTAGCTGTCTGGGCATGATGAGCAGAATAAGGTTCAGTATAAATTTGGCTGGTTAAATACTGATAATGTCTTTCAAAATTAGTGTAATCCATAATCACTTAAACAGGATATCCGGCCTTTTTTCACTTATCTCTATCATTTCAAGGTAATCAGATGCTTTTAACTTCCTGAAATTCATAAAACCACAATGGTATAAAACAGGCGGCTCAACTGCCGCCACTTTCATACCGACTTTTCTCACATCTTCGCAAAAAGCAGAATCCTCCCCACACAACTTATCATCCAAATACCTAAATGAGCCTATTATACTTAAATCACCCCTTCTGACAAAAAAGAATATCCTGGTTGGTTATTAACAACCAAAATCTTATAACCCCTAAACTCAATTGTTTTTAAAGTCTGGTGATGAGGGTGTTTTTTCCCACCCACTACCCCAATATCGGGAAAATAATGCAGTACTTCCATTAACCTGGTATCCCAATGAGGCTCATAATAAATATCATCATCAGCAATATGGATATATTCAGAAGGCGAAGCTAAAGAAACTCCCAGATTCTTGGCTTCATAAATAGGTACTCGCTTTTCCAGATGCTTATAAATAACCTTTGTCTTTTTCCTTTTTAAATAATGCTCTATCCCTTCCCAATTATCAGAAGCATCAAGTATCACTATTTCCAGTTCAGAATCAGTATTTTTAATCAATGTTTCTACCGTTTGTCTTAGTAAAGGAAATCGGTTGTAAGTAGCAAACACTACAGGTAATATCATATCTTTACACTTTCAAAAGACATTGTTTTTTGCCCATGAGTTTCCAGTTCCTCAAACTTTTTGCAAACTAACCCCGCCTGTTTTAGATAATTTAACATTATCTTCTGATTAAAACCAGTTTGATGTGTTTCTCCATCCCTTGACTGCCCGCCAAAGATTATATCCATATCCCAACCATCAGTCTGGTGGTTTAACCACCACTGGCAGCACCATACAAAATCAGGAACCCTAATAGTTATCTTTCCTTCTGGTTTTATCACTCTTGCCCATTCTTTTAAAGTTGGTATGACTTTAGCTTTAGGAAGATGTTCCAACATGTGGGAACTCCAAATTTCATCCACTTCCCCATCTTTATAGGGAAGTTCCCAGGCAAAAGCTTTAACATCTACCTCTTCTATATAAGGGTCAATTCTAATCCAATCACCTTCTATCCATTCATCAGGTGAACCAGCACCTAAATCTATCCTAAGCATTTTTAACTTTCATTTTTAAAATTAACTATTTTATCACTCTTATAAAAAAATCCGCTTCCTGGCCAAACTTCACCACTTCTGAAGCTAAAATCATCATTTACATATAGTGGGAGTACATCTCCCCATTTATTTTTAAATATTTCGGTATTTCTATCATGGGTAAGCAAATCTCCGTCTTTTTCCACTCCCATTTTTTTATTTATCCATTCTTGGTATTCTGGTCTGACAGCTGTTACTCCCGACACATGATGGCAAGGAACATTAACCACTATATTTTTATATCCCAATCTTAAAGAAGCTAAACCCAGCTCACGATCATACAAATGAAAATATTGATAGTTCTGGTCTATTCCATTATTTTTCTTTAGCATTTCCATCCTGAAAATTAGGGCAAATCCATCAAAAATAGCGACTGGTTTCCACTCTTCCTTCATCCTCATCCCGTGAATTTCTGCCTCAATCATGTTGGACAAACCAGCCGCCTGATCCGCTCTTTCCGACATTTGCAATCTCCCGCCATTTGGCAGACATCCCTGCGCCCCAAAAAATCCAGCCATACCTAAATCTTTCATTTGTTCAAAATAGGAAAGTATTCGTCTGTCCCAATACTGTTCATAAATATAGACATCATTATGGATTATTGCCAAAACATCAGTTTCACAAAGTTCATAAATTTGCTGGTATGTTTTTACCAAACCTAAGTTTTCCTTATTCCTGACATAATTTAACTTTTTAGGTTTTATATATTCCCTGAATGTTTTTTCCACTGGATCAGTAGAATTATTATCTATTATTAACCATTCAACCTCTGGTGAAGTTACGGTTTTTAGAAGTCCTAATATACCGATTATATCCCGCAGTTGGTTCATTATAGGAATAACTATGGTCAAACGTAAACTTGACATATTGTTTCCTTATAAACTAGGAGTTAACTTCATTTTAAGGATCGCATCACCTTTATACTCTATTATCGGCCAGATTCTTTCAACTTGTCCACTTCTAAAGCTAAAATCATCATTTACATACAGGGGGAGTACGTCTTTCCATTTATTTATAAATTTTTGTTTATTCTCGTTATGTATTTTACCTTCTTCAAATCCACTGCCAGTCATTTCTTTTAACCATTTTTGATATCCTGCCGATTCACCTGTTAATCCGCCTATATGGTGACAAGGAATATCAACTACAATATTTTTATATCCTCTTCTTATAGATTCCAAGCTTATATCACGATCATAGTAATGCAACCATTTGTATCTCATATCAAATCCTCCGTCCTTCTTTAACATCTCCATATTTAAAACCATTGCAAAAGAATCAAAAATAGCGCATGATCTCCAAGGCTGTCTCATTCTTACTCCATGTATTTCTGCTTCCAACATATTGGATAATCCAGACATTTGGCCATCTTTTTCTATATCCTGATGTCTACTACCGTCTGGCAGACATCCCTGCGCCCCGAAAAATCCCGCTATACCTAATTTATCAATTTCATAGAAATAACTGATTATCCTTTGATCCCAATCTTTCTCATAAATAAAACAATCCGTATGAAGAAGCATTAAAAGGTCTGTAGTGCAATTTTCATAAGCATATCTATTAGTCTCCATTAAACCAATATTTTTTTCAAATCTGACAAAATTTAATTTCTTTGGTTTAATATATTTTCTCACCCATTCCTCAATAGGCTCGTCAGATCCATTGTCTACTAATAACCATTCCGTTTCTTCAGAGGTATTGAATTTTAAACATCCCCACATCGGCATTAACCAACGCAAACCGTTCATGATGGGGATTAAAATCGTAAGTCGCATATTAAAAGGGATAATAAAAACTCTTCAGCTTTTTATCAGGTTTCAAATCCTCGTGTTTCATGCCAAAATAATGTGCCACTTCATGCTCCAAAATGTAATATAGGTGTTCTAAAACCAAGTCCTTCTGAAAATAATTAGCAACCAAAATATCATGTTTATAAACTATAATAGCTGTTTTTTCTCCATTTGGTTGGCCGACAAATTCAGCAAAATTAAATGTTAAACCCCGATAATATTTAAGATAATCAACAGAGCTACAAATAAACTGAATGTTTTTACACATTGCCTCTTTCCATAATTTATGTTTTTTTATGGCTAATGAAGTTACAACATTTAACATTTCCTGATAAAACTCTTCATCAGAAGGCATATAAACCTTTAATTTCTTTATTCTGGCTTTTCTTTTATTTACTAAGTTAATCTCTTTTTTCATAATTCCTCCTTCTTTGCTCAAATTTCTGGCAAGGACACTTATTCACACCACAACTATCAAATAAAGTTTTTTTATCCCCAAGGTAATGATGGGCGGCTTTTGAATGGTCACAGTTCTTACAATATTTCCTTGTTTCTGGATTCCTCATTTTTCCAACTCTTCCTTTACTTTTTTCCACAAAAGGTCACAGATAGGATAAGACTTGCATGGCTTATTTTCCCCAAGCCAAGCACTCCAATATTTATATGAATAATCATAAGGTGAAAAATCATCTAAAAGTTCCATTAATTGTCCAATAGAAAGTAAAGGCAAACTTAACTTTACCCATTCAAATTCTTTCTTCATCTTATTCCAATCCTTCGCCCAAGAATCAAACATTTGATGGACAGCCCATCCTTGAATGTTTGGACTACCTATTTTATAAGTTGGGGAATAAATATATTCGTTTCCAATCGGTTTCCACCATTTTCTTAATCTTTCTCTCCCTTTTTCTGATAATCGGTTAAGGTCATCCGCTGTTATATTTTGCTTCATATATGGTAAGTTTTTTTAGGTTTTACTTTACCTGTTGCTTTCCAACCAAACTGGTCGTCAGGATGTTGGGCATATCTTGTTTCAAACGGATCAAACCGTTTACCCTTTTTATCAATTGCCCACGGCTTACCTGTTTTTTTATCATGCCCAAAAGCTACCGGCTCTCTGGAAAAACGGTGGAAGGCAAAATTAATCTTTTCCTTTTTTTCTTCTATTGCTAAACAGCAAAAACGAATCAACTTTTCCCTTCCAGCATCCATTACTTTAAATTCCCATTTTTTAGTTTGTTTACAAAACGGGCAATTAGTTTTTCCAGTTTTCTTTTTCTTCTGTAACTTTTTCATTTTTAGGTACTACAATAATATCACCATTCTCATCATAAACCTCATAGGCTTGACATTCACTATTTAAGCAGGTAAAAATATACCTTTTCTTATTCCAGTCTATATGTAAATGAGTATTAGACGGTTTACCCGCCTTTTCACACTCTTTACAAAGAATTACAAAATTTTTGATTGTTCCTGCCATAATTTTTTAATTAATTAATATTTACTGCGCCTCTATCGTATTTTCATTTCCAATTATTACATTCTCTTCTTTTAGTAAAGTTGTAGTAGTTGTTTCTACTCCATCATTACCATTAATCCCTGTAGTCTGAGTTTCCGAACTCCTGCCAATGCTTGTTAAAACATTATCCATTTCCTGCTTTTTTCTAGCTGCCATTATTTTCTCAAAAATGGCAACCGCCTTTTTCTTGGTATTTGCCTCAATCCTTACCATATTTGCAGGCAAATTAAGGGAATGTAAAAAAGATTCCCTATCCCTTTTCACGGAATAATTTTTTTTATTGATTTTAAACAGGTATCTTGGCATTTATTTTTTCCTCTTTCCCTCTTTTTTTTCTTTTTTATTTACTGCACTTTTAGCCTCTTTTAATAACTCTTTACCTTCCATTTTCAATACCTCTGTAACTCCTAAATCCGGTAAGAAATATTTATAAGCCGCCCATGCCAATAAAACTAATACTAAAATAACCGCTAACCAAACCATAACTATCACCTCCCGTCTATATCCTTTGAGCAATTAAAACAATGCTTATATTGTTTCTTCAGAGTTATCTTCAAAGCCTTTTTCTTACAGATCGGGCAAATTACCAAGTCTTTTATTAAAGACTGTAGAATAAACAAGTGGAGATCATTTAGTCCCTTCTTCATTTTCGTCAATGCGGGGCAACGTCTGCCCATCATTGCCCCGCATAAGCCCTGCTAAAAATATGCTAACATTCATAATTTACTAAAATATTTTATTGTTGTCAATAACATAAATATAACTATTCTGCTTCCCAATCAAGTTGTTTTCCTTCAGACAGATAAAATGGCTTTTTTATCTTGTCTTTCCAATCCCAGTTTGTCTCTTTTTTCCTAAAGCTTTTTAAAACCACTTTCTCAGTCACTTCATCCAAAAGGTTCTCCCTCATTACCTCATCAGTGAACAAAAAATCATATTCTATTCCTTCAATAGTGCAACGGATCGGGTCAAACACATCAAGCCTGATTAACATTTCTTTTTTATGGTTAGTAACAACGGACAATAACCAGTTATCCTGTGGCTGTTCCGTATCAAAATCCTCAATAGTTCTAACATCAATATTACTCCAGAAAGTTTCCATTCCCCCATGGCTATGCCACCATAGCTTCCAGTCAGACGGGCTTTCTCCATTTTTGATCAACTCATCATAAAACTTTGATAATGCCCGTTTATCCAAAACAGTATTGGCATAAGAAACCTCCTGGTTAAAGATTTTTATATCCTCAACAATTATGGTTTCTTCTTCCTTATTCAACCTAATTTTACCCAAACCACTAATCTCATACCTTACGGCTTCAACATAAATCCTGAATTTCTGGTATTCCCTAATGTTAAAAAGCAGTTTCATGATTATTTTCTAAAGCAGGGGTTCCTGCCTCTGTTATAAATGAACGAATTCTTCTGGCTCTTAATATCCTTCTTAACCTGTAACTTCCTCCTGACATTTGCCTCTGGAATTCCTCCCAACTTACCGTTTCAAAATCAGTCCTGTTTAAAAATACTTTATCTAATTGGCCACCAACTCTGGCTAAATACATTTCTCCATGATCCCTTGTTACAACCAGATTTATTTCCTCAATTAGCCTTTCACCTTCAGGCATACATAACCTTAAATAATGTTCTGATGAAAAATTAGTCAAACCAAATCCCCTGAAAGTGTCAAATAATTCAGCTCTAGTTTCATCATATCTGACATTAGACGGAGGCAAAGTCGAAGTCAACCAATTACTAACAGAATAACTTCCACCTCCACCTCCACCTCCAATAGAACTAAAAGTTTCTTCTAAACTTGAAGAAGTTAATCTATCACTTGTTGATTGGATAGTACTCGTTGATACTGATGGAGATGTAGAAACTCCTGACATAGAAATTGATATTAACCTTGCCTCTCCCATTGTACCTATTTTATTTCCTTTTTCATCTTGGTCATATCTTTCAAAACAGTAATTATCAGGCTGTCTTTTAGCGTGTTTAAAAAAATCACCCCAGCTTTTTACATAACCGGCATCAATATTCGGGCTGGAGATATAATCTATCAGGTCAACAATCAGTTCATAATAATCCTTTTCCTTAAACTCCTTATCAATATCATTTTTCAAGTTTCCCCAGCAAGGATGAGTATTATTGATTGTCGGACTGTCATAACCACCATCATGACGCTTGGTAATATTTAAAATTTCAATTCCTTGGTCAAAACTACTTTTAGAAAAATCTATACGTATCTGGAAAACTCCTAATTCTTTTGCCCTTAACCATTTATCGGCTTTTACTTTTATCAATCTGGTAGTCACAACCAACCTTTTTTTAGTATCAACTTCTATCTTTTCCACCAAAGTGTTCAGTTTTAACTGAGTAATTAATTTTCTATGTTCCTCTACTAATTCCGAACGCTTGGTTTGCATCAGCTTTTTATATTTTTCTTCCAGTTGGCCTTTAGTCTTAGCTATAGTCTTTAACTTTTTATCCAATTCCTCCATTTCTTTACCTTGCCTGTCAACCTTATCCTTTATTTCTCCAGCCCTTTTCTTGGAAAAATCAGTTATCAGCTTAACTACCTTCTCTTCACCATTACCCTTACCCTGCTGAGTAGTTTTTTTACCTTTTGCCTCAGCAGGGGGGTTAGCTAACCCTGTATAATTTTCAGGATTACCATTAGTTAAAACTTCATTAATTTTTTGATAAAAACCCGCAATTGCCGCCATATTATTTTCTTAAAACATCTCTTTTACCATGACAACGAAGACAAAGAGTTAATAATTCATCTTCTTTATGTTCAGGATTTTTTGAATTTCTCCCTTTATAGTTAAGATGATGAACCGTAATATCTACTCCATAGAATATTTTATGTCTTTCTCTGGTCAATCCACAATCTCTACATTTTTCTCTATCACGTTGAATTACTTTTTCTCTAATTCCTCCAAATCTAGTTGTATGGTTATATTTAGTTCTTTTAGAAATCTCAGTATAAGGTTTAAGATTTTTTAATCTCCTTTGTTCTCGCCATCGTCTTTGTTGTTCATATCTTTCTACTCTAGTCCTTAGTTCATATTCCTTTTGTCGTAAAAGAATCCATTCTCTATTTTCTTGGTGATATTTCTTTTGATGAACAAGTATCCTTTTTTTATTTTTTAAATACCACTGTTTAAAATATTCCTTTCTATCAGAAGTCATAAATACATTATATCACATGAGTTCAACATTCTTGACCGCCTTCAATATTTTTTACGAGGACTATCCTGTCACCATCTTCCAACTCATAACCCAAATCATCAATCTCTTCACCATTGACATTTATTTCTTCTGATTCTTTTTTAGAGATACCAGCTGCCCTTAAAGCTTCTTCGACACTTCTGCTGCCATTCAAAGCCACTTCCTGTACTTTAGAACCGGAACGGGCAACTTTAACTATAATTTGTCCAGATTTTTTCTTAGCCACTATAATCACCTCCTCCTAAACCATCATTAAATTAGTAATATCAAAGATGATGTCAAACTTTGTTGACTCTTTTTTAGCATACTTTTTTACCACGCTCGCCACTAATCCACCACAGATAAAAGTGTTATAAACAATAGACCTTGCCGTACAAGGTTCCTTATGGACATTTAAAGACAGCTTACTGTCATAATGAAGAATTGAGTTCTTATCATGAGGATTAACAACCAATATCCGCAAAAGTTCCCCACCCATCCTGGCATCTATGTAGCAATCAAACTTCTTGTTTTCCATAATTAACCGCCAGATTTCTATCCTTTCCTCCATTGAATCTACCGCACAAATTAGCACAGACGAATGACTATATCCATTTTTTAAAAAATCCTGGAATTTTTTATTTACCTGTTTTATTTCTACCCCGATATTCTCCTTGATATTTTCAGCTAATGCTTTTACCTTATCCTGTCCAACTTGATCAATCTTATAGAACTGTGAAGCGACATTATGGATAGAAACCTTGTCAAAATCTATCACTGTCAAATCAGTACATCCCATCTTGGCAAGAGCTAAAGTTGTAAAACTTCCTATCCCTCCTGCCCCGATTATAGATATAGGAAAACCTAAATCTTTTTGGCTGACTAAATCCGTCTGTCTTTTAAAGATATCTTTAACTTTAAACATGCTACCTTTAATTATATAAATTTATTTATTTGTTGTCAATAGCACAACATAAGTTATTACTATCTTTTAAGCTAAATCATCTTCGCTTATATAGTGTCCAAGATTATTTGCCTTGCTTCTTAGATCACTTCTGATAACTTCATTTTCTGGTAATATATGTATCCCGACAGGAGTTACTTTTATTCCCGTCTTTTCTATCCCTTCTATCTTTTTAGGGTTATTAGTTAAAAGCCTGATAGACTTAACACCTAGTTTTTCAAGCATTTCACCTGCTACAGTAAAATCCCTACACTCGGAAGGAAAGCCCGCATTTTTATAGGCTTTGTCTGTATCTATTATTTCCCCTTTATCATCTTTTCTTTGCTCAATATGCCCGTCATTCCATGAAAACATACCATTAAGTTGTGCCAACTTACCTGCTATTCCTGTTCCCCTTCCCTCCTGCTCAAGATATAAAATTACTCCTCTGCCTTCTTTCTTTATCTGCTCCATACTCTCATGAAGTTCATCCCTGCACTCGCAGTTTATGGCATCATAGACCTCATTAGTCCTACAGGATGAGTGCATTCTTACTAATAAATCCTCACCATCGCCTATTGCACCATTATTAATATTTCCAAACACTAAAGCCTCATGATGTTCTCCCGTTGTCTTATCGCCATAAACGATATAAGTCCAGTCGCCATGTTTAGTAGGAAGTGGTGATCTGCCAAATTCCTCAATCATACTTTCTCCCTCTTTTTGAAATAGCAGTTTTGTGTGTTCTATTACCGCCCATTTATTGTACCATTCCTCTCGTCTTGTCCCCTGTATTCCTCTAAATGGATAAAAGTCTAATTCTTCTCTTGTCGGATAACTATTTACTCGCTCCATATCACCTTTTAGTTTTTTTAATTTCTACTATTTTACCTATATTTCTATTTACCTCTTTGCTTTTAATAGATTAGATATATCTTTTAAAGCTTTATTATAGCCACGTGGATACCGCTTTTCATCAGTCGTTCTTTTCTTATCAATCTTTTTCTTCATTTTTTCAACTTCCTCAATTAGACGTTGACGTTCTTGTTTTATCCCATCATTTACCCCAGAATTATAACCTTTATACATTTTATTCTCCTTTGGTTTTAATTTCTTCTAACAAATCAATAATCCTTAAATCCCATTTTAAATTACATTCATTCCAACCATTATCATATTCTTGACTTGTAGTTTCTACTAAATCCACTTCTAAACTATCTAATTTTTCATTGATTTCATCTATCCACTTCTCCCTCTCTTTGGTGAAAAGGGGTTGAATTTCTTTCCAAAAAGTATCCATATTTGGGTGAAATATCCAATTAGTCATTAAATATGCTTGAAATCTCTTTTTTTCCTCTTTAAGTGTTTTCAAAGTTCCTCCTCTATAAAAATCCCTCTTTCCAAGTTTATATAATCAAATATCTTTCTTTTAATCCGGTAAACCTCAATTCCCCGATACCCCTTGCAATCTATCACCCTCGTCTTTTGGTTCTCATTATCATAGAACATAAAATCAGCAATATAATTTATTTCCCTTATCTTCTTGCCGTTAAGCATATAACCTTCCTGCAATCTAAACTTAGGTTGAAGCAATAAATCCTTGATCTTCCCGCACTTCTCAAGTATTTGTAAAGTTTGGTACATGCCCGCCTCTTTCCTTGAGTCAAACACCTTGCCTAGCTTTATGGTTGGTTGGTTATGGTATTTACTTCTCATCTACTTCCCTAAACTCCATCACTACCTCAAATGTCTTTTTACAACCATCACACTTGACCTCATCGCCAACGCTTACGAACAAAGGCACCTCGTCATCCTCATAGTCGCAATTGGGGCAAATGAAAAGTAGTCTATCGGACATAAATTTCTCCTAAAGCTATGGCTAAACAGATTAAAAATAATAAAATGGCTAAAAAGAATAGCTTGTTCATGTTTCCCTCTTAAATTCTGGCATTTCCTCAAGATTGTAGTACCATAAAAGGGCATCTTTGGCATTCATACAATCTGGATGAACAGGGATATAATATTCCCTTTTAGTTGACGCATCCCGCATTTTTAAATATTTATGTACTCTATCAGGATCATTCTCACCCATATCCAGTCCATAAAGAGTATATTTGTTATATTCTTTATCCCCTGAAGCAAAGCTATCTATCTCTTTTCCTTTTAAAACTTTCATAAACCTATCACCCATCCGTTCCACAATCACCCTTCTTACCTCAGCATTTTCCTCTTTGGAAAAGTCTTTATATGTTAGCTTTTCAGGCTTCTCAATTACCTTTTGGGGAACAACTGTCCCATGCCAATACCAACTCTTTTTATCTCCCCAGATAAGAGCCGGTTCTTTATCGTTATGCAGATGTTTTTCACTATCTATGGTTATTTTTGGAAAGGGAATAGCATACATAGTCGTTGAAGATAGCCATAAATAACCCACACCTGACTTTATGCACTTATCAAGTACCTTTATGGTTTTTATCCGTTTTTTTATTATTGGCAGGTTTTTATAGAAATAGCCTACAAAGACAGGCCAGATAAATTCAAAGTATTCCCATGTTTCGCTCCCAAGATTGCTCCTAAGATCGCTCCTAAGATCGCTCCCAAGATTGCTCCTAAGATCGCTCCCAAGATTGCTCCTAAGATCGCTCCAAAGATTGCTCCAAAGATCGCTCCTAAGATCGCTCCCAAGATCGCTCCCAAGATCGCTCCCAAGATCGCTCCAAAGATCGCTCCCAAGATTGCTCCTAAGATTGCTCCTAAGATTGCTCCTAAGATTGCTCCTAAGATCGCTCCAAAGATTGCTCCCATTTTCATATAAAACAACCTTCCTTTTAGTCGGTAAGAATTGGTTTAATTCTTCTAAGGCTTTTTTCATTAAAGTTTTACTCTGTTTCTTAGTCCGCCAGCCTAAAAGGATTTTTAAATACCCTTGTAAGAATTTTTGTCTATTTTCTTTAGTATTTCTCATATTAATCCCTCACCTCTCTAGCTTTTTTAGCCGTATAATCGTATTCCCTCGTTCTTAAAACCGCATAAGTGCCCTTGTCTAAATCTATGCTTTTATGCTCCTCATGACTTAGTTTCCCCTTATTGGCAACGGTAAAATAGATTGCCTCACCGACTTTAAAAACTTCCCCACCCATTATCCTGTGACTATGGTTAGTCACTTCCCCATAAACCAAAATATTTCCTTCCTGCCTAATGGCATTCTCTAGCAGTTTGTCAATTGATTTAATTAAAAGATCCCCATGACGTATTATCATATATCCTCCTTTAAATTTTTATAATTTTTCTATCTCCTCATCCCTTAGACCTAAAATTCTTCTAAGCCTAAGAGTCAAGAGACTACCACCAACCGCCTCTTGGGGGTACAGGAGTTGCCCAAGGTTTCTCAGGTTGACTTGGCTTAGGTGTCGCCCAAGGCTTGGGAGTAGCACTTGGTTTAGGCGGTACACTTGGTTTAGGAGTTGCACTCGGCCTCATCACAACTGGTGGTTTTGGAGGAACTGGTGGCTTAGGCCAAGTAAAAGCAAAACCTACTGTCGCTGTTAAAAAAACTAAACTTACCAAAGTAACTAAACTTATCATCAATTTTTTCATTATTAATTCACCTCCTTATTAGCCAACATAATTTTTCTAGGCAAGGTTATAACTTAATATAACCCTGCGTACAAAAATTATTAAGGATCAATACGGTCACTTAATGTCGCACAATCTTTACCGTTGAAACGCCATAACTGTACCCAGAGCGTTGCCCCTGGATTTAAACCAAAAATAGTCACTTGGTTTACTTCCTTTGACAAATACGGAATACCATAAGGCAAATTATCCTTTTCATATCCGTAAGTAATAGCCCAATGAGTAGTATTCGTATCGTTCTCATTCCAATTTACCTGTACTGCGTCTGAACTTACCCTTTTATAGGTAAAAGATGGTTTTGCCGGTAATGCTACCGTACAGACACTCGGCTGGTAAGATGGATTGTAATTTACGTCTGGGGACCAACTGCATTCGTGTCCGGTTGCCTGTCGGCATTGTTCATCTGTTGGCGGAACCGATGTAACTGTCGGCTCAACTATGGTTGGAATCGGAGTCGGAGAATTAGTAACTGTTGGAATCGGACAGTCCCATTCCCATTTTATACACTTTTTTTCTTCCTTAGTGCATTTCCAGCCATATTTGACACATACCTTGTAATCACTCCATTTAGTGCATTTGCCCTTTTTATCATATTTAAGGCAAATATAATCCTCTTTTTCACAGACTGGTTCCCATTTCTTACAGACTGTCTTCCAGTCCTGACAGATCTTTTTACAACCCGTATGGTCTTCCTGCGCACTTGCCGAGGTAAATTTTAAAGAAAGCAAGGAAAGCAACAAAACACCTGCTATTAAAAATACTAAAAAAATTATCTTTTTAATATTTATCACCTCCGATCATTAATATATTTTTATACGCTTTGAAACTTCTTTTTTAAATTATCAACCCAGTTACTGTTTTTAATCTCTTCCAACAAATCGTTGTATTTTCCTCTTTCCTCTCCTACCCGTCTGTCAACTTCATAAGATACCACATTTTCAATTGCTGCCTGTAATGATTTCATCGCTTCTTCAAGTCCTTTATAAACATCTACTTTCTGTTCCAATTTATTTTCTATATCTGCATAAGTCTTTTCACTATTTCTTTTAAGATAGTCTGTTTTTCCAATCGGCTTGCTTATCTTCTGATAATAAGCCACTATTTTCTCTTTCCATACCTTTGACATGTCATAAGCTTTTAAAGTCCTTTTCACTTTTTCAACATTCTCTTTATTCATTAAACCGTTTAATATCCTAATCCTGCCATAAGCATCATCATGCCCTGTTTTTTCTTCAATTTCTTTAACTGTTGCTCCAAAATTATATAGATTTAAAAAAATATCTATTTCTTCTTCTGTCCAATGTCTACCTAGCATTTTAAATCACCTCCTTCTGTCTTCTTAAAAATCAAATAATTAAGTTTCGTATATTTTTTGCTTTATTTCTTATCTTTCGGTTTTCTAATATATCAATCTATCTCAAAAACTCTGTTTTTAAAAATCAGCCATGTTTTTTCTTTCTCCTAAACAGTTTTTCTGAATAGCCCCTGACTCAACATAATGACCCAGGAAGCCCGATACTGTTCTTTCCTTACCCATTAGTCATTTTATGCCTAGCATCTTTTTTTTACCCGTTTTTAATCTTTCCTCCCTGAATATATTGTTGTGATTATTATACCATTTATTTTCAGACAATGCAAGAGGTAATTATTTGAACAGCCACTTCTTAAAACTGGAACTTGACATGCTATCGTAATTTTTCCTGAAACTTCTGGCATACTTGACTACCTTTAAGAAGTTTATGGCTTTTTCTTTTTCTTCTTTTACCTTACCGCTTTTGGAAAGTTTCACCAAATACCACCTCCCGCAAAAGATTCTAAAACAACCGCTTTTTTGTTTTCAACATCAGTATCAAAAAACTTCAGGTCAACACTACCTACCGCATTACCCTTGGTCTTGGAAACATAAAGCCAGCCATTATCAGTCATCTTGATCTTATGGGGATCATCAGCATCTTTTTGCCTGACTACAATCAAAACATCAGTCGAGTCCTGCTTGAAGGAAGCGGAACCGGCTATATCGTCAGAAGTCGGAGCAGTTTCTTTCTTTTGCTCTTTAGCCCTTTTCCTCAGATGGGCGATAACCATGATGGCCATCTTTTTTTCCTTGGTGATAAACCTCAACCTTTTTAAGACATTCGCCTGCTCCTGCAAATAATTAGACCTGTCGGTAACAAAATAACCGATATGGTCGATAATAACCAAGTCATAATGCTCCTCCAAAGAATTTATCGTCTTTTCCAGATCCTGGATGTTCTCAATATCCCTGTCAACAAACAGGTCGATATAACTTTCCTTATCAGCTAAATCCTCCTTGGCCAACTCCCTGTATGGCTTATCCAGCCTGATTGATGCCAGCATCTCCACAATCTTGTTCCCTGTTTCTAAAGCAATATACAGGACTTTTTTCTTCTGCCTGGCGACATTGACAGCAAAATTACAAGCCATAGTGGTCTTACCGACATTAGTATCGCCGGTAAAACAGTAAAGGTTGCCAGGAATAAACCCGACTATCAGGTCATCTAAAGAAGGAAACCCTGTCTTGGGAGCTATCTTCTCGAATTCCCTTTCTTTTAACCTCTCTTCTACTACCTCTGATACCTTTCTGGGAACCTTACTGGTATTTTTCTTGTTTAGGTCATAATACCTGACTGCCTGCCTGAAAATCGTGTCTACCTCATGCTGTGTTAATGGCGGGGTATAATTTCTGCCAATGTTAACCACCATGTCATAAACATTCCTCTTGTCAAGCCTGTTAAGAAGGCTTCTTGCCAGCCTGAATAAACCATCATTTCTCTCCCCTGCTCCCAAAAACAGGTAGTCGTTGATGTTAACCAGACTACTGGTCAGTCTTTTAACTTCTCCAGCAACCTCTGGTGTTGAGGAAAGCGATGGCATGTTTTTTAAGTTTTCCTTTGTCGGCGGGAAAACCCATTCGTATTTCAACTCTTGGTTGTCAACTTTCCTAATGGTTGGCGGAATGATGACATAGCCTCCTTCGCTCCTGACATCAATGTTTTTTCCGGCAATATTTACCCTGTTGCCATAACCTTCTTCAAACTTCAGGAAGAAATGCCTGCCGCCGGTTCCAGTCCTGCTGATCACCGTAGATTTCATCTTAGTGACTAGATCGTTGGACAAACCGCTTTTTTTAGCACTGTCATCGTCTATAACCATAATGCCGGATAACTTTCCGGTGATTACTGCCACCCCATGTTCTGTTTCGGAAAACCACTTCTCTAACTCCTCGTCTGAAGCCAACCTGCTTCTATAGGGAACAACTTCGGCAATGGCTGGTGTCTTATTGTTGTTGACCGGAAAGACCGACCATCCGATTTCCTTATACCTTTTCGCCCATTTGTAAACTTGGTTCATACAATACCTTTCTCTTTGAGTGATGCCCAATAACGGTCATACCTGTCCCTCATGCCGCCTTTTTCTGGGTGGAAACTCTTAATCGCAAAAGACTGGAACTCATCCCATTCTGGAATATGACCTCTGGTAACATCCATATTCAACCAACGGGTGAGGGTAAAATACATCGTCTTATGCCTTGGATACAACCGCTTCATCTCTCCTCCTTTAACCAGTTCCAAAAGCTCGGAATGCTTTCTCAAAACATATTCCAACCAGATACGGTTATTGCAGGCAATGTTATAAAGTTCCTGGTTGGTACAGGGAACCATGGCTGTTTTTGCGGAAAGAGGTTCACTTTCAACATTTACCTTTTTCTTTTTTATGTTGTTTTTTTGTTTGACTGAATTGGGGGAACCGTTTGTGGAAAGGGGGCTTTTTTGGAGGGGTAATATGTATTTTACAAGAGGGGGGGTATTATTAATATATATGGGGGGAGATTTAGGGGAACCTTTTTTGCCAGCTAGTAGGCTTTTTCCTACTAGTAGGCTTTTTCCTACTACCCCCTTGGAATAAGAATGGGGCTTTATAAAGCCAAAAACCCTGCCTACTAGTAGGCTTTTTCCTACTACCCATCGAGAATATGTTGTATTGAAGCTCCAAACCTTAGTACCTAGTAGGCTTTTTCCTACTAGTAGGCTTTTTCCTACTAGCTGATCCAAAATTTCCTTTACTGACGGTCTGGAGATGTGGGTAAGTTTTTGAAAATCTGTCAAAGAAATGGCATTTTCTTTTTTACCTTCTCCAAGTGTTTTTAAAAGCACCACCCAAATGACTTTCCATTCATTTCCAGACAAATGGAGAGAACATAGCTTTTCAGCTATTTTAGGAGATATAACGATACTGCCATTTTCTATCTGGGCATTTTCCATAAGAATAGAAAACTTTAAGTTATAAATTACTGAATGTTATCAGGATTACCTTCCTCTTTATCTGTCCGTCCCACATTGCTTTCTACAATAATCCCTGTCTTTTGGTCTATAACAACAATACCTTTTCCATAACATGCCTGACAGGTTATTGTTCCGTATTTAAGCGTGCCAAAGCCGTTACAAAGGCCGCATTTCTGATTAATAAATCTTGGTAAGGATGTATTTTCCATGTCTGTCTTTCCTTTCTTGGAATAATAATAAAACTCTTTCTTTTAACTTGTCAATAGGTTAAAGAATATTTTCATTAACATAGGTTTTTATTTCTTTCTCTGTCCACTTCCTGCCTTTATTTTTATCCTTCCATGGCCTGCCTTCTTTCGGGTGTATTTCGGGTAAAGAGATTTCTTTTACTTCATTTTCTTTAACTTTATGTTTTAAATGTAATGATGCACCTATCTTGTCTATTAATTTTTTAAGATGTTTTTTTTCAGATTCTTCCATAATTAAAATTTACGGGGCGGGCAAGGCTTTTTTTCCTTGAGATTAAAAATTATAAATGCAACGAACATTGCTACATGATACAACTGATATTTAACCCGCCCCGCTTACCTTGTACCGTAGGATACAAGGCTATCTGCCCATGGAAGGTTTTGAAGAACCTTCCTTCCCGAACAAATGTGTATATTTATTCGGGCTTTTAAAGAAACAACTTTTTAGATCAAGTTATTTCCTTAGAAGCTTTTTAGAAAGCATTATTATATAACTTTTGTCCTAAGTAAGTTATAACATTAACTGTAACCGCATTTCCACACATCTTGTATCTTTGCGTGTCGCTTATAAGTTCCCCGTCTGTACCATATTTAGTCCAGTTATCAGGAAAACCCTGTAAGCGTTCACATTCAATAGGTGTTAATCTTCTAATAGACATTCCCTGTTTAATTCCGCCAGTATTTGCCCCATCTACAGTAAAAGAATAATCGCCTTTAATATTTTTCTGGTTGCGTTGTAAAAATTTAAGTGGATGTCTTTTCGGTTGGTTGTTTTCAACAACATATTGATTACCATTTTTTTGTCCTAATCTTCTTGTTTTTTGTGAAATGAGTTCAAATTCAGCCACATAAGATCCTGTCGTATTCCCTTTCCAATATTGGGCTTTGATTGTATTGGCAACATTTTTACATCCCGATATTTTTCCGTTAAATTCCTTGTCATCGTTTCCGATAGGAAATACTTTTGGTCGGGGTTGTCCTCTAAGATTTCCGATAATGAACACTCTTTCCCTATTCTGTGGGACGCCGAAATTCTTGCTGTTAAGCACTTACCATTGGACATCATACCCAAGCTCAGTAAGCGTGGCGAGGATGGTTTTGAAAGTTCTGCCAGAGTCATGAGATAGCAGTCCTTTGACGTTTTCCAGTAAACACAGTCTTGGCTGCTTCTTCTTGAGAATCCGAGCGATGTCAAAGAATAGTGTTCCTCTGGTGTCGTTAAATCCCCCCCGTTTGCCAGCAATACTAAAGCTCTGGCAAGGAAATCCCCCGCATAAGAGGTCGTGATCGGGGATATCGGAAGCAGGGACAGTTGTGATGTCATGGGTGTCGCACTCCCCGAAGTGTTTTTTGTAGACTGAGGCTGCGTATTTGTCCCACTCGTTTGAGTAGACACAACTAAAGGCATTGCTGCTTTCCCTCCCCTTTTGGCCGGAGTTAATGTCGGGCTTATCCCCGTCTGGTCGTATATCATCCCTGCTTGTCCGTTGCTCTTGTATATGTTCCCCAGCTTTTTCAAGTCCATATCTGAATCCTCCTATTCCAGCAAATAAATCTATAAATCTGATTTTTTTCATTCTACCAGTTTCTTCAACAATTCTACTTCAGTTTCGTTTTCTTTTCCACAGTTATGGCTTGAACAGAGATAGAGAACTCTTTCCTTTTTACCTTCTGATTCATAAACAGTTACCTTGTAGATTCCTATGGCTTCTTTCAGGCAGAATTTGGCTTGGCATTTATGCTGTTTAAGTGTAGTTTGTGGTTCTGGAGTTTCTATAACAGGTTGTAGAACGCTGTTTATAGGAACTGGAGGTATCTGGTCAGTTTTAGCTTCATCTGCATTGATCTGATGCAACTTGTTAGAGTTTTTATCACCTTGCATTGATTTAATGTCATCAATCTGATGCAAATTATTAGAATAATTATTAGTCTGCATCAATCTGATGCCATTGATCTGATGACTGGCATTAATCTGATGCACTTCTTGTCTTAAAGCCTCTTTTAACTCTTTTGTTAAGTTAAAATTACGAATTAAATGAAGAATAAAGTCATTAATTGATATAAATCCATCATCTTTAAAATGTTCTTTAATCTTGGAATAATATTCATCTGGAATATTGATAGTTGTTCTCATAATTTAGTCTGCATCGATCTGATGCAACCTGTCAGTTTAGCTTTAAAAGCATTAATCTGATGCAAGTATTATTATCTTGCATCAATCTGATGCCATTGATCTGATGCAACCTGTCAGTTTAAATCTTGTTAATTGATTTTAATGATTCTTGTTTTTTTAATTCTTTCTCTTTAGAAATATCTTTACGAATAAGATCAAGAATATAAGAAGAAAAGGTTGTATAGCCTTCTACAGGAAGTCTTTCTTTGATTTCAGAAGCAAATTCATTAGGAATAGTAAGAGATATTCTCATGAGTGCTTATTATAACACCAAATTTACACATCTGTCAATAAGTAACCTATTACATCTTGTCATTACCTTTTGGAAGAATCTGGCACAGATTTGGAGGAATCCACCTTACCTTGACTGTAGATATTTTTTGTATTTCAGGGGGTAGGGGTGTCATGTTCATGACGTAAATTAAATAATTTACGACATAGTTTTAGCTTTGATTTAATTATTTTATTTATTATTTATATATAAATAATCTTATAATAATCTTTTAAAGTTTTATTTTTTTAAGATATCTTATATATATTGTACGATATATTAAAGATTAAAATAAATATAGTTATTCCTTTAATTTCTTTTTGTAACAATCTATTTTTATCATTTTAAATACTATAGGTAAAATAGGCTTTTTTATTATTCTTTTTTTTAGCTTCAATTTGCCTATTGACAGGTTGATTTTCCTATGTTATATTATATAAGAGATTAAAAGTTATAAGTTTAAGAAAGCACTAAAAACATGATACAATTTATAGATTTCATACCTCATATTTTAATAGTATTATTCTTTTTTATCCTCATAGTAACAGGTATCAACAGCGTTGATTATAGACCTCAACAGCTTAAACCCAATTATTCCAAGAAAAACAAAAAGACTACCAGGCTTATTCCCATTCATTCAAAGGACGGGCTTACTTATCTTGAATTAAATTAAACAAGGTGGTGATATTTATGGACTATGTACATATAAACATTAAAGTATCTAGGAATTCATCAAATAAGCTAGGAATTATTATTTTATCAATCTTTACTATTTATATGCTTTGTCAATTCAGCAGAGCATGGGGCAGTAAAGAAGGTTACACACAAGCTATAAATGAGTTAAGAATAGAACAAGGCAAGTAAAGCTTTGACTATTGGCTTCGTATTCTTAACATACGAGGCCAAAAGCTAAAACTTTAAAAACTAGCACATTAATAATTTAATACTATCAACCCTATAAACTAGAGCAAGCGGGAAGGATTAAAATGTCTAAAAAAGACTATACAAAAATAGCGGATATCTTTAAAAATAACCGCTTTAATAGTAGAAAATTTAAAGAGTATATAGAACAATAAGCAGATTATAAACTTACCTATCTAGTGGTGAGCTTGTCGAACCATTAAATAGGCTCATTACAAAAAGTTATAAATCGCTTGCTCTGATTTATGGGGTTGATAATCACTGGCAGATATAAGGGTATAGCGGGAAGGTAAAACATGACTGAATACTATAAATTAGTTATTGATAAAACAGCTCGACCAATGGGAAATAATAAGGAATGGTCAAGATACGATCAGGAAATAAAATACTTTAAAAGTATAGAGGAAGCAAAAAAATATGTAAAAGATCAATATTTTTATTGCAAAACAAAGTACAAAACTTTTAATGATAATGAAGAAGGCCAAACTGGTTGGATTTATGCTTTTAAAAGTGATCCCGCTAGTTATGATGATTGTAAACATTATGAACAACACTGGATAAACTTATTTAGAATACATTCAAAACCATGTTTATTCTAAAACATTTATAGCTATACCCTTATATCTGCTAGTGATACTTATATCTTTATACCTGGCAAGCTAGGAAGGAAAACCATGCACAACGAAACAATAAACATATGGACTGCTGGAGCGTTAGAAACCCGTAAAATATCTATTGTAAACAATGCAACCGATATTTTAGAGCTGATAAAAATAGGCAAGAAGCTAAATAATTTCTATACCCATTCATGTAATGGGTATAATTCAGAGAAATATGATCGTTTAGCTTTAAAATGGGAGAAAAAAGCCCAAGAGATAACCAAACGTATGAAAGTATATATTTACTTTCAAACTGACCCAAGAGGCGGAACTATCTATATAGATAATAAACCAATACCAAACAATAATTATACGCAAGCTGTATTTTTAGGATAATAAATAAGCCTTGCGGGATAGCTTGAGTTCGCAAGGCTTCAAGCTATCCAATAAAAAACAATATTAAAACATTAAATAGCTTGCCAGATATAAAGATATAACAATATAAACAAAAGGGAGGTGATTATATATGATTTTAGATAAAAAAATTATGGGTGTTTGTTCGATAGCTTCAACAGATGAAACACGGCCTATTCTAACAGGTGTATTACTAAAAGATAACAAGGCTATTGCAACGGACGGTTATTCACTTATTGAAACAGAATTGCCACATATTGACAATGTGGAAACTAAACTGCCTCCAACGGGCAACCAATATATAAACGGCGAAACCATGCTTATATCAGCTGTGCAATTATCTAAAGTTCTTACTAATATTCCGAACAAACCGAAGCTACCTATTTTAGGTTACGCTTGGACTGCTAAAAGTTCAAATGAAAAAACCGTTAAAATTGTATCAAGCGACTTGGAAACAACAAACGCACCGGAAATAATGACTATTGAAGGTAATTATCCAGATTATAACAAAGTTAAACCTGTAACAGAAGTTAAAGCTAAAATAACGGTAAACGCTAAATATCTTATAAAGCTTTTACAGGCTGTCATTAAAACAGATCCCGATCAAATCAATAATATTGTAACAATCGAGGTTCGATCAGAAAAAGAACCAATAGTTATCAAAAACGGTAACGGGGAAAATTCAAAAACTTATGCTATGCAAATGCCTTGCAGAGTTTAAGGCTTTACTATAACCATCTGTTACAGGTGGTTATAGATAAAATCTTAAATTTCTAAAATTAAAATAATGCTAGTAAAACCTTATAGTAAATTTAGGCTCAAAGCTAAAGGCAACCGAAATCCCGTCCTACAGCTTTTAGGCCACTAGCCTATAGAATTGGAGGTGATTAAATTATGGACTACTATTATAGACAATACTTAAAAAGGCATAATCTTGACCAAACCACTACATCAACTAATAAGTCAATAGACGTATACAAACAACTAAGCGACTACGATAAACCTAAAAAAGAAAGATGGCTTGATAGCGCAATCAACAAGATCAATAACGGCTACCTGATCGAGACTTATTGACTACCATAAAACCACTGGCTATTTTTAATCCGGCTGGTGGTTTTTTATTCCTTCTTTTACCTTGCTCTACCTCTTGACTTTCTTATTATAATATGTTATTATACTTACAACAATAGTTTAATGGTTTTAAAACATGATACAAACTCAATTACCACTTTCATCTATTGCCGGTAACGAAGTAGCCAAACGTGCTATAGAAATCTCTTTAACCGGCAACCATTCTATAAACTTTATAGGCAATACCGAGGCTATTCTACTTTCCAACCGAGCTAGATTTTTAGGTTTAAATTCTAAATCTTTAAAACCGTGTTCTTGCGGTAACTTTAAAGATCCTAATAACGCTTGCTCCTGTACTCCTGAACAATTACAGACTCACTACAACCAACTGGAAAACCTACAGGCTGATCTTACCATCTATACTACCAAACCAACCTATGAGCAGATTATACGGGCTTACAATAACCAGAATGAGGCCGAGTTAACCTTGCTCGAACGGGTAAAACAGGCTAAGACAAGAGAGATAAAAATAGACCTGCCTAAAATAGATAGTTTACTATCTCAAGCTACTAAAACATTATTACTCGATCAACTTCAATTCCTAAAAGTGTTAGAAATATCTAAAACCATAGCCAAACTTGCCAATTCCCCAGAAGTAGAAAACCAGCACTTAGCAGAAGCACTACAATACAGGTTTAAAACCTAAAAAGGAGGTGATAATTTATGATTGAGCCAATTACAAAAAACATGAAAGAATATCTGGAATGGCAAGATAAATATGGTGTTACTAAATTTATTGATGATAAAACAGGTGAAGGCCATAGAGGGGTAATAGTACAAAACAATGGGACAGAAGCGATTGTTTATGGTTTAACAGGAAAATATGTAAACCAATTAGTAAAAATTAAAGAAGTAAATCCTGACCAGTGGGCAATAACTTATTAAATATTATTCATAAAGGAGGTGAAAAAGTGTGGACAAAGTTAAAAAACAGGCACAACATTTATATGACGGTTTTACCCGTATTGATATTGACCATGATGAAGGCGAAGAAGCTACAAGGCTAGTCTTAAAAGATGAAATAAAATCTGATAGGTGGGAAGAATTATCTGATTTATTGTTTGATGTAGGAGAAGAAACAAAACTTTCTCAAGATAGTACCTACGAGTTTACCCATGAAGCACTAGGCTTAATATCAGACGCTACAGGTGAAACGGGAAATGAGCTAAGAGAAATAGGCTACGGGATCGAACCAGATGTATACACTTCTACTCTAACCGAGTGGCTTAATGAAAGTAACTATCATGTCTACTTTTTAGATGAAGCTATAGACAACGGAGCTAAAACTGGTTTTGATGCTTTGGCTATGGCACAACAAGAGGCAAAAAGACAGGTTTTTGATCTAGTATTAGACCATTTACTGAAAAAATAATTAAGGCTTTACTTTACCCGTAAACCTTTGCGGGTAAAGATAAGGGCTTAATAAATAAAAAGGAGGTGATTAAATATGACCGAACAATTAAAAAATGACGCTTATACATTAGCTAATTATGTTTCTCAAGAAAGCCTACAATCAGAACTTGACGACTGTTTATATGCTAAAAAAAGCGGAGATAGTTATTCACAGTTAAACAACGTAATCAAGGTTATTAAAATGGCAATAAAATTATTAAATTGAGGCTTGACTTAGCCGTCTATTTTTAGATGGCTAAGATGAGGTTTTAATTAAAAGGAGGTGAAAAATTATGGTTACTTATACCGAAAGATGGGGTAATTTATGGCAACTATTTATTAAAGAAACCTACAGTGAAAGAGATAAAAAATTTTGGGTCACTAAAAAAGAAATGTTTGAATTAGATAAAAAATTCGAGAGGTTTTTATTTAAGTTAAATGAAAACTTAGGTATAGCCGGTTAATAAAAATATAAAAAAGGAGGTGATAATTTATGAAAGTTTTGCAAGTTAAAGAATATAACCAACAACAAGAGATAAAATATAGCCAAAAAAGTAAAGAATGGGAACCTGGAAAAGGTGGTTTTCCACAAATAGCTTTTTATTTATTCTATACCACTTATGGAAGTGAAAGACAAACAGGCTATGTTGCATTTAGTGAAAATAGACACTGTGCAATATGGAGAAGCAAAAAAAGCGAAGCTATTAAAGAATTCCAAAAAAGTTACGGTAAATTATCATAAAAATTTTAATTAAGAGGAGGTGAATAAACTATGATCTACAACTATCAAAATGCCATGAGTAAAAAACATTATTTAAAATGCTTGAGAAAAGCTCCTGAATGGATCAATCAAGACGTACCAGATATTTACAGATCTGATGGTACTAGAGCAATTGAATGTACTTTTCCAGAATATAAGTTTTTTGTCTATGCTGATAATAAAGACGAAGCTAAACAGCTTGAACAGTTTATATATCTTAATACCGGCAAAATAGCAGAACTATATTATTAAGGCTTTATTCTACTGCTTATTAAATTAAGCGGTAGAAATAAAATCTTAATACTAAGAAGGAGGTGATAAATTATGCAAAAATATACCAGAGATGATTTAATAGACAACTTAATTAAAGACGATCTTTATATCCAAGAAACAGAAGAAGCAGCCGACTATTTAGATAATATTCTAAGAAGTGGTTTTAAAGGTTATTCCCACTTTACAGATGGCGAACTGATCGAAGAATTTAATACCCGTACAGATGAAGAATGGAATTTTATTAAATAAATTTAAAAAACAGATAGGAGGTGATTTTATGAAATACGATCCTACAATGATAAATGATGAAGGTACTGGGAAAAATTACGAAGGAAAATGCCAAGAATGTGATAAAGAAAAAATAATTATTTATGATTATGCTACCCAGAAATGGTTTTGTAAAAGATGTTACAAGGAAAACGGTTAATAGACCATTAGTATAAATTAAGGCTTGACTTTCCCCGTTAATTTTAGCGGGTAAAGATGAGGCTTTAAAAAGGAGGTGATTAAATTATGAAAAAATTTAGATTTACAGCCAGAGCAGTAGATGTATTGGAAGAAATAATTGAAGCTGAAACAATCGAAAAAGCAGAAAAAATAGCACAGGAGCATTTAGAAAATGGATCAATACCTATAGTCGGAGAGGGATATATTGACAATGAAGAACTTGAGGAGATCAAATAATTGAGGCTTGACTGGCGAGGTAGAGGGGAGTTTGGTAAAGCCTACAAGCAAAACTTTTACCTTGCCTTGCCAGATGAGGTCTTAATCGCTCTTTAACAAAATAACCCGCCTAAATTGTCTTAGACGGGCTAGTAGTATATTAAAACTGATTAAAGAATTTATCAAGAGTATTTATGTAATCCTTGTTTATTCTTTCCGTTAGCTTAGTATCACATTTTTCATGGATAAGGCTTGGTTTACCCTCAGCAGTAAATACTTTTTTAACCTTACTGCTACTAAGGTGTTTTTTACAAAGTAAACATTTCATTTATATCACCTCCTTGTTAATGTGCTATTTAGAGTTTAGGATCAATCTAAACCCTCTACTTTAATTATACACCCGACTTCTTTTTAGCTTTTTTTAAGCCCAAGTTACCAAAAACCTGATCTTAAAAAAGGTTAAAAAAACCTGTCAAGTAATTAACTAGATCAAACTATAGCAAATAAAGATGTAAACTGTATCATCTTTTAAACATTATAGGTTCTTTAAGGAAGCTTTTAAAATATTTTACTTGAGGCTAAGTGTTTTTTAGAAAGAGTAAGTTTAACACCATTTTTTGAGGCTATTCATATAATATGTTTGACAATATGGGTAATATGCTCTATAATTAGATAGTATACCGTTTTATAAATCAATCAATAAATAAAGCTATATGACAGACAGTAAAACCTTCTATATTAAGACCTATAGGCGACAAAAACTAGATGAAGCCCTTACCATAGCCGGTATCGCTACCAAGAGTACGGCCTATATGTGGCTACTTGCCCGTGAGCGTGAAGGCAGGTTGACTATTCCCCGTGACCCTGTTACCAAACAGCGCAAACTTACCCTCCACCAGATACAGGAAATTATAGATGCTTTTCTTCCTGGAGGTACCGGCCAATGGCCGACTACCTTTCAAGCGGAAAGCATGGATGAGGAACTTATGGAGGAGCTTAGAAAATAGTTCGACAAGCTCACTATAAATATGACACCAACATACCCATTAAATACTATTAAACATAAGGAAATAACTTATCTCTCAACAGGTGTAGAGGGATTGGATAAGCTTTTAGGCGGTGGTTTCGTCAAAGGTTCCTCAACCTTGCTTGCTGGCACCAGAGGCGCAGGAAAAAGCACTGTGGCTTTACAGGCCGCTTCATCTATTGCCGAAGCTGGTTCAACTGTCCTCTATGTTTCCGGTGAAGAAAGCAAAGAACAGGTAAAAACCAGAGCTGAACGGATGTGTATAGCCAGCGACAAGATTATCCTGAGTGAAAACCCTGAGCTTGGCTCCATCTATGAAGCCCAAGCCACTTCCAAAGCCGACATTATCTTTATCGACTCCATGCAACTTCTCTACTGCACCACTGTCAATCGTGTCCAGTACACTCCCACCCAAGTCAGATATTGTCTTTTGGAGCTTTGTAACTTTGCCAGAAGAACCAATACCGCCGTTGTCTTTATCGGCCATGCCATCAAAGGAGGCTATATTGCCGGACTGATGACTTATCAGCACATGGTAGACGTAGTATTATTCCTAGAGCTTGATGAAGATGGCGAAACCAGGATTTTAAAATGCGATAAGAACCGTTATGCTGAACCCTGCGAACCGCAACATTTATTCATGGGCAGAAGAGGCTTATTTGCTGATCTAATCCAAAACGAACAGAAGCATATAAGGGAACTGAAACTCACCCAACGCCAGCTTAACGAAATTTTAAAAGGCCGTCCGATCTGGACTCCGATAGTAAAGCGTGTTTTATCAGGCGCATATATGCCCCAACAGGTTAAAGAAGCTGCCCAACAATTCCTCTACCAACAGGCTGTTAATAAAAATTTTACGGAGGCTAACTAACATGACTATCTGGCACGAAAAACTAATACCGAAGTTATGCCGACAACACTTGTTAGCTTCATGGAAAGAAGCCCGCCAAGTTTACTTGGTTATTATTAACCAAGAAGAAAGCAATTACCCCCAAGTCAAAGAATTCCAATACCATTTAAACCGCCTTATTTGGATAATGTATTGTTTCAGGCGGGAATTGATTGCCAGAGGCTACCACCCGAAAAGGATACATGATTGTGACGAATACCCGCTGGTTAAAGACTGGAACAGTTACCGCCGCCAGCAATCACTCCACGAACAAATTGAAGCATTACGGTTAGAAAAATGTGAATGTGAAATATAAAAGGAGGTGATATTACATGAAAAAGACAACACTTGTCAGTTATTTAATTGTAGGTATCATTACCGCTATCGTTGCCGGTTATTTAGTCTTTGCCTATGCTCCTAGAAGTGATAAACGCTACAATAGCGAAGCTATCAAATGGCTGGCTGATAATCCAGGCTATGCTGAAAAGATTTACTCTGCCCACCAGAAATATTTAGATGCCGCTAACCAGGCCATGCTTTCCGAAATTGACGGTATTGGCGGTGGAGTGGTTAAAGAAACTAAAGAGTCAAAATAATAGGGATTGAAGCCATCCGTCCTGCCTATGCTGCGGATAGCCCGTCCAGGCAGGAGATAGCAGCTTTTATCAACCTTGTTTTTTACAAGTCAGGAATAGCTGCTATCAGATGGGCTAACAGGATAGTAAACTGTGAGAGTGGCTACAATCCCGCAGCCAAAAATGCTTCAAGCAGCGCATCTGGGCTTTGGCAGTTCATGCCTTCCACTTTTGCCCAAGCAAGCGGAAGGATGGGATTTACTACTGCCGATTATAGTAACTGGCGGCACCAGACAATCGTGGCCAAATATATGTATGATGCCAACAGGCAGGTTGAATGGGAGTGCCACTTCTTATAGGAGTTTTTGATTATGCAATTAGACGCTTACAAAAAAAAGAGCAGGTTTTTTGAAGTAACTTGCAAAACTTACCTGCCTGAACCTTATTCCCAGGTATTTGTTATCAGTACCTATTCCTGGAAATCAGCTGTAACCAATGCGGTAAAACTGTTCAGTATTGATAAAAAGATAAAGTTTAAACCCCGACTGCACTACTTTATAAATGTCAAACCCAGAAATGCCAATGTTTGGGATATTGACCTGAAGAATATAGCGGTAGATTCCAAACAGGTTCGACAAAAGCTGAAAAGCAACGTGGTTCAACGCAAAAAAACCACAGGTGAATTAGTTGTGGATTCTTTAAATATAATGTGATATATTAATTTCAGGAACATTTAGTTCCAAAAGGAGGAATTATGGCAGAAGCCAAAGATAAATCATTAACTACTGTTTCCAAGGAATGGCTTAACGAACACGCCGACCTTGGTATAGAAACCATTACTTCAAGCGACCTGCCGGTTCCCAGACTTTCGCTAGTCCAAAAGACTTCAACCAAATGTATTCTCAGGGATGGCAATAACGCCAAAGAGGGTCTTTTTTATTATGCCGGTACCAAGGAGCAATCTGAAACATTCCCTTGCGCCTTGTTATCAGTCAAAAAAGAGTTTAAGCCGTCTTTCACTAACAAGGAACAGATGGAAGAAGTCTGGACTTTTATCGGTGCTACCGAAAAAGACTGGCTGCCTTTCATTTTTTCCTGTAGACGGACTTCCCTAAACGGAGCTAAAAGCTTCATCGCCAACGTCAAAATGAGCCATGTGCCGATGTTCTCCTTAAAGGTAGTCTTAGAATCACGCTATATCCAGAGCCAAAAGGGGAATTTCTACATAGTTGCCTTTACAGACATTGGTTATCGGGAAAGCCAGGAACAGTTGTTACTGCTTTCTAACCTAGCTAAAAAATACAAGGCTTATGAGCCGATGGGTGGGGAAGATGTCCTAGAGGAAGAAATACCGCCAATAGAAGAAACAGAGGGTAATCCATCAGGTGATATGCCATTTTAACCTTTTATAACTGCCAAAGGTATCAGTTTTACTTTAATTTTGACTAACTCCTGTTGGTTAGCCATAACTGTATCTATGTCTTTATATGCTCCAGGAGCTTCATCTAAATCCTGTATACTTCTGGGCTTGCCTAAAATACTTTCCATTTTTTTTTGTTCTTTTTCAAGATTTAATGTTCTTCTTGCTTCATTCCTGCCCATTTTCCTGCCAGCTCCATGGGAACAGGACTTAAAACTTTCCTCATTACCTAATCCTTCGACAATATAACTGGTTGTACCCATTGAGCCAGGAATAATACCAGTTAATCCTTGGGTTGCCTTTGTTGCCCCTTTCCTATGAACTAAAACATTCTTACCGAAGTGATTTTCCAAAGTAGCATAGTTGTGGGCAATATTTATCATTGATTCCCATTCCATTGAAAGTTCTTCGGACATAATATCTAAGATTCTATCCATCATTAATTTTCTATTGGCTAAAGCAAAATCAACACAATAAGTCATTGCCTTAAAATATTCTTCGCCTTCTTTGGTATCTATTGGTAAAAATGATAATTCTTTATCAGGTACATCAGATTGCCATTTTTCACATAAGGCTAAAGCCTTTTTATGGTATTCAGTTGCGGTTTTCAAACCGAAGTTGCGACTACCTGAGTGAAGCATTATCCAAATAAACCCATCATCGCCTTTTTGGATTTCAATGAAATGGTTGCCTCCGCCTAAAGTACCTATCTGGTATTGAGCAGACTGTAATTCTTTTTGGATTATCTCAATATCAGGAGCTTTATCAAACCCTTCCCATTCCTGCTTTTCTTTGTGGTGGTTAAATCCAACTGGTACAGCTTTTCTAATTTCTCCCATAATTTCTTTTATTGTTTCGGTTGGTAATTCTTTCAAAGAAGTTTTAACAGCTACCATTCCACAACCGATATCTACTCCCACTAAAGAAGGAATTACTACGTATTTAGTAGCCACAACTGATCCTATACTTGCCCCGATTCCTAAATGACCATCAGGCATTAAAGCAGTATGGCTGTATAGAAAAGGTAAAGAACTTACTTTTACCATTTGTTCAATACATTGTTCTTCTATTGAATTTTGGGTAGAAAATACCTTTAAGGGTACTTTCATTTCTTCAGATTTGATTACATACATAGTTAATACTCCTCAAGGTTTTAAATATTCAATATTTACTTCCATTTCACCTTTGATCCATTTATTTAAGTCTGACGGGTAATCTTCCCATTCTATTTCCTCAAAACCATCATATTTATCTATCTCTATAAATTTTTTACATTCTTTTTTAATCTTTGGAATCCAATATTTATTATCATAACCTAATTCCCATCCATACAGATAATGGAATTCAATCCCGTCTTGGCAACCCCAACCAGTATAGTCATTCCAGCCTCCAACATAAACCACATGGCCTGTTTTAAGTTCAATTAATACTCCAAACTTTAACTCTGTACCTGATTCTTTTTTACTCTCACCGTTACTGTTTCCCCAAGCCGCTACCACAGCTTTTATATCCTCTCTTTTGAAAGGAGTACGCAAAATTGTGGCAACGAAATCCTCTAAAGAATAAAAATTATTATTTTTTAACATAGTTTTTATAATACGCAGGGACGATTTGTTTTAACGTGTTTACTGGCTCGCAGCTCGTTTATGTTTTAAAATTAGGACTGGCTTGCATACATTTGATGTTTTAATTATTCGTTTGGCTCGCAAGATTATAGTGTCTTAATTTGTCAAGTGGCTCGCAACTCTTTTTTTGTTTTAATTATTCGTTTGGCTTGCAACAGGTTATTGTTTCAAGTTAGGACGTGGCTCGCAGGATTCAAGTGTTTTAACTTAGAGAATGGCTCGCAACTCTTTTTTTGTTTTAATTATTCGTTTGGCTTGCATTACAATGTTGTCTTAAAAAGACATATGGCTCGCAGGAATGATTTGTTTTAACATGTTTACTGGCTCATATACCCCTGTGTTTAAATAATTGATTGGCTATTTTTCTATTACTTCTATCAGGTGCAAATGGCCATTTCTTCCGATTATGAATGGATGTTCTAGTGGTAGTCCTTCCAATTCCCTGCTTTTCATAAAATAATGAGCTAAAAATACTTTAATTGTCTTTCTTTTGGCAGCCGCATACCTATGCCCATCCATACATTTACCGTTACCTTTATTGGTACAGCCTTTTGATTTACAATCTTCAGGTGTCTGCCACTTTTCATCATATTCCTTTCTGAACTGGTCATATAGCTCCCTGTAGCCTCCTTTTGTCTTGACAAAACTCTCCCCGACTTTCCACAGGTGTGTTTTTAACCTTGAATTCCAGTTACACTTCTGGCCAGCTTTCCTTCTTACCGCTTGGCCGCCTTCATCTACATGCAAGCCGGAATAAGCCCACAATTTGGAGATAGTCTCAAACCTCTTGATATCCTTTATCCAAGCGATCAAACCGGCTGCCAATACCGGACCAATTCCAGAAATGTTTTTCAGCCATTTCTCATAAATTGCTATTCCTTTAATGCTGTTTTTTAAGTCTTTAGCGATATCTTTCTCAATTGCCAGCATCCGTTTGGCATAATCCTTTTTTAGGATAGCTTCATCCATTTTTGCTTTGCTTTGCTTATAAGCCCTGACTTGGTTTTCCATTTCTATCCTGATATGCTGGATATCGTAGTAATCTTCGATTAACCCGCTTTGCATAATTCCTCCTTCTGAATATATTGTTGTAGATATTATACCAAATATCAATAGGAATGTCAACCTATCTTTTTGTAGTTTAAGAGGATTATTTTGAGGATTGTTTTTTTTTCTTCCTGGCTGGCTACATACCAACCGGCAGCAGTCTTTTTCATCTCAAACAGTTTTTCTTTGACCATCAGCCTTTTAAAAGTATTGATGGAAATCGGGCAATCACGCCTTTTAAGCTCGGCTAAAATAGCCCCGATAGTGATATACCCGTATTGGCGCATAAATATCTAACTCCAGATTGCGCTTGGTTTTTTGGCTTCCTCTGGATCTAAAGGTTGGGGGATATCCAGTTTTTCTTCCCTAGGAAATGTTGAGCCAGGAATAGTCAGGTCAACTGGATTACCTTCAACATAACTTATCAGTTCATTAAAAGGCAAGTTTCTTTCACTGCCTAAATTAAAACCTAGCTTGACCAAGGTTTCAGGGTTTTTTACCCAATACCTTCTCTTTTTATCCAAATCAACTAAAAACACCTTGTCCCCTGTTTCTTCGCTTCTTCCCGTAAACTGTTTTTTCTCTGCCTGAGTTTCAACAGGAGGTTCGATTATTGTTCCTTCTGCTTTTTCCTCAACAACAGGTGTTTCAACTTTTTCTTCAGCTTTCACCTGTTTGTTAAAAGCAAAATATTCCCAAGTGATCATCTCTCCGCACTTGGGGCAAATGACATATTCATCTTTAATAGCCTCAATGACCTCGCCAGTTGACTCAAGAGGTACGTTAGGTGTTAAAGACGGTTCATTAACCGTCTGAACTTCATCAGTTTTTGGTTCTTCCATTTTTCCTCCTAAAAAAATAATAATTTTTAATAGATTTCCGGTTTTCTTCCCCGTTTGGTCTTTTTGCTTCTTCTTTTTAAAAAGTCCATTACTTCCTTCCGGTCATAAAGGTAAGATGAACCTACCCGATCACGGGGAACTATTTTTTTAGTCTTTCGCCAGATGGCTAAAGTATTGGGATGGATACTGGCCATTTCCACTATCTCACCAGCGGTTATGAATGGCCTCATCATATTAGTCATAATTATTGTTTATACTACAAATATAAAACCATTGTCAATCCTACAAGTTCAATCTGTTCAAAAGCTTGCTTCTTTCTCCAGACAAGTTATCTATCTGGTCATTTATCCTGTTCATCCGTGTAGTATAATCTGTCAGGTTTCCATAGTTACCACGGCTTAGGTCGCCAAAAGCACCGCTACAGACACTTAACGCTTCAGAAGACAAAGTAAATACCTGGTCATCCATTGTTTTTAACTGTCTGACTAAAGCCTTATCAGTTTCCACATAGACTGTCTTCTCAACTGTTTTTTCCACTGGTATCTCAACTCTTTTCTCCACTATTCTTTCTACTGGCACATTAACAGTCTTGGTATTACCGCCACCCATAGCAATTCCGATAAAGAAAACCAAAAACATTATGACTATAAATTTCTTCCTGCTGATTTCCATAGATTTCACCTCCTTAATAATCTGTTGTAGGTATTATAACATATTCTTCAGGGTAAAGCAACAGTCTCTATTGACTTTGCCAAAATGATTATCTAATATAAATTAGATAACTTAAAAGGAGGTGATTTTATGGCTCATCGAGGATATAATCCGGCTCCAACTACCAGAGGCAATATTAGTGTACCTTTGAAAAACCAGCCGATTGGCAATACTCCGTCTATGGAAGCACCAGACACTACCGTTAGTGGCAGAGGTCAGGATATTCCTAATCCAGGTATTAGTGCCACTCCAAATGAAAGAGCAGGGCAAGCCGAAGCAAGTTTTCCTTCCACAGGAGGCAGGTCAGCAGACTTACCTAAAGGAGGACTTTAAAAGTAAATTTTGAAGGATTCCAGTTATCAGGGTTTTCCTGATAATTTTTCTATTGGTGGGAATATTTGTATTGACTTAACTGCCTCTTTAAGCTCTTCTAAATCTAAACCGGCATCAGCATAAGTCTTTAATATTCCCTGATGGTATTTATAAATAGTAGAAGCAGGTGATAATTTTTCTACCGCCGAGAAAGAATGTTTAAGATCAGTAATAAGCTCATGCTGCCACTCCTCCTTGATAGACAAAGGACATGGGTAGGGAGTTTCCTTTAGCATAATCGTGCCTTTCCACTAATGCTTTGGCAAAAAAACTTAGAGCTACTTCGGGCATATTTATATCCATTCTCATACTATCCTTGGCAACTTGTGCGCCTAAAAGCCCCCAAACCAATACCTGTTCCGGTTTTACTCCTTTTGCTAAAAGCTCATCATTAGGAGCCATGACAATACTTGCCTTATTCTCATGGCAACCCGAAGGATTCAAGTTGCCAGAAAAAGGTATGTCTGGTATTACATCTATATCTATATTCCAATCCCTCATGTCTAAAATATCCTTCCATCTTCTTAATCTGTCAGTTTCCATCGAAGGTGGCTTAAAATAATAACTGGCAACTTTTTCCGCAAATAAATTCTGTCCGTTAAGGCCATTTAACCTATCTTCCGTCATGTTCTTCTTACCTACATTAGCTAATATCCTTGTCAAAGCACGAACAGCCATCCATTCCTTTCCTTGAGGATTAAGACCCAAAGGCATATTTATTTGCGCCCATGCCGGATCACCATTTCTTAATATGTAAATATCAGGAATATCTACTTCCTGAGTATGGATGTTAAAATTATCCAAACCAAATTCTGACTGAAGCTGAATTAGCTTGTCAGATTGAGATAACAACTCTTTACCCATAATTAAATCCTTTTTAAGACTGCCTCCCTAACACTGGATTTTTTCCAGTACAAAGCATATACCAGTTGCGATTCAGTAAAGACTATTGAAGCCGACTGCAAAAAAGCTCCTACTGAATTGACATTAAGTTGCTGGTAGTTTACAGCAGCCGCTATCAAAGTACAAATGACTACACTGACTAAAAACTTTATCCGGTCATTTGCAATTCTGGAATTGACCAGATCTATAATAGGAGGCAAGATTAAGCCGATAAGATTTTGCATTTTAGTTTATTTTCACCTCCTCTGTTTCCAAGGTGCTATGGCCACAGTTTTCACAAACGGTATCCTCACTGACTGGGTATAAACACCTTGGACAATACTCCTGTTGTATATTTATGCTTCCTGATAAAAAACCTTGGTATTTTTTTAATTCTTCCATTTGTTTTCTCCTGGTTTTCATTCCAGATAGCCCTTTTCCCGAAAATGCCATATTTGAATTTCTTTGCAAACAAACCATAAATATTGCTTATCCTTAGTTCCTGCTTGGTATATTTATGATGTAGTGATATGTGACATTGTTTACATAAGGTTATTAAGTTAGACGGGCTGTTATTCTTATAATCACAATCTATATGGTGTATTGTCAGTTCCTTTTTTGTCTGGCAGCTTTGGCATTTATGATTATCTCTTTCCAGTACTATTTTCTTATTACGGTAATAAGTCCGAGGATACAACTTGCTGTTTTTCCTGCATGATTTATGTTTATACCTTTTAGGACTACTGCTAAAGAATGTCTTTCCACATTCTTGACATGTCTTTCGGTAGGGAGTAACAATCATAATCTGATTATGACTATTGCCATCAGTTATGTCAAGTGACTGCTAATTACCCTAGTTTTGCCTAGTCAATCTTTTAAGTAAAAGTGCTATTAATTCACTAAAAGTCAGAGAACTGGTCAAATTATCAAGCTTTACTTTCAAGTTATTCAGTTCAGTTTGAAGCTTACCCATTTCTTCCTGTCTATTATTAACTATTCCCTGAAGTTCTTTTATTTTATCCTCATATTGCTTTTGCAGATCCCTTAAAGTCTGAATATCAGTTTCCAAAGCTTTAATATGTCCATCTTTAAGCTCAATTACAGTCTGATATGCTTTTGCCTTATTTTCCAGTTCAGTATCTTTATTCTTCAATTCAGTTTGGGCAGTTGATAACTGTGTCTGAAGGTCAGTGATACGGCCTTTAAACCCTGCTATTACCTTTTGCACATCAGTAAACTGGGTATCTTTAGGGTCAGTAGAAATCTCAACATACTTTACTGTCTGATCCCACTGATCAGAATTATGAACCAATTTGGAAAAAGTGTCTGAGTCAATAGACATGTTATTATTTAAAGTATTTTCTTTCCTCTTTTCTATAAAGCCATAAGGATCAAAATAATGTCCTGCTACCCAATCCTTTGAATAACCTTTAGGCCAAAAGTCATAACCTTTACCAAGTGGCGGCCTTATTTCAATATGTAAATGTGAAGGCCAACCGCCTGAACCGCCGCATTTCCCTATCTCATTCCCTTTATCTATATCTTGTCCTTCTTTGCAAGTTACCGAATCCAGATGGCAGTAATGCGAATAGACAACCGAATCATCTTCTAAAGTATGTTTAATAAATACGTTATTACCAAAGCCTTTAGTTACTCCATCCCATCTGATTATCTTCTCAACAAAGCCATTACCAACACACAAAACTGGTTTTCCTTTATCTTCTTCACCAACACCATAATTATAATCAAGACCAGGGTGGTATGTATCTCCTGTCCATTGAAGATAATCATAACCAGCCCAATTTTCAGTATTAGGAATACCTGTAAAACTCATTGGTTGTAAAAAAGTTATTGCTTTTTTCATATTATTTAATTAAAAACTTAAAGATAAACTCTGCTGTTAGCACTACTCCCATTACTATATACATAAATTTCTGGAATGTTTCTATTTTATTTTCAATCAACTGGTGTTTTGCTTCATAAGCATCTTTAGTAATAAATTGGTTTCTTTCATCCTTGTTTTGCATCCTCCACTCATTTAAACCATCTAACCTGACTTTCAGATTATCAGTTGCCAGTAAAGTTGCTTTGTTAAATTCATTAAAACGTAAATTAAGCTTTTCCTCTAAATCCTGAAACCTACGGTCATTGGCTTTGCACAATCCGTCCATTAAATCACTAAAATGTTCTTTTAAAGTCACTGCATCACTCATCCAGAAATCATTGGGTTTTAGTTTTTTCATATTCTTTATTTATATGGTTTTCTAATTGTATTTTAAGATCAAATAATTGACTGTCAATAATCTTAAACTTTAAGTCAAAATAGTCCTGCGATGGATATTGGTTCACTTTATTTTCCAGAGCAGAAATTCTTAACTGCATTGTAATAAAAGCAATAACAATCGTTACAAAAGTGATTACTAGGTTCCACAGGTTATTTTTAATCCAGTTTGAAGTCTCACCTGTTGTCATAGTTTTCCAAAAAAAACCCAACCTTTTTACAGGTTAGGCAAAAATTGTCCTCTGATAGAAAGTTATCATACAATTTATATTGTTGTCAAGCCTGTTTTTGGTTAACCAGATTATGATGCCGGTCAAAGTAAAGTATTTTAGTTCTGAATAAGCCGCACTCCTGGCAAAATATTACTGCGATCACTTCCACTAACTCTTCTGTCGTTGCTATCCGTTCGATCCCCAAAGGGTAAAACTTATGTCGGCAATTTTCTATGTTATATGTTTTTTCCATAAATTCCTTTCTTCAAGCGATTATTGAAGCCAATGAACCACAATAAGACTGTCCTCCTTCTATTATACTGGCAGACGGGCTGGTAGTTCCGCTTATTGAACAGGCTTCCACCCTGATTCTTCCTGCTGCCCCATCACCAGCTAAAGTATTACCTTTATTTCCCTTATTAGCAGTCACTAAACCGCTACCTAATGTCGCCTGCTGGCTTACTATCAAAATTGATCCGCCAGCTCCGCCTCCACCTGGTATATCAGCCCTTGTGCCGCCATCTTGACCATTAGCGGCAATATAACCGGCTACCGTTAATATCCTGCTGTAGATAATAATTATCCCGCCACCATTACCTCCCCAACAACCGCCATTCACACCTGTATGGTTATCAGATGAACCACCACCACCGCCAAAAGTCATGGTAGCCAAATCTGTACTGCCTGATGCTGCTCCACCTACCCTTGCCCCTGCACTTTCGCCAACCGTAGCATTACCACCGCCAGCACCGGAATCATTGGCATTTACTCCGCCACCTGCCCCGCTGCCATTAGCAGAAGCACTTCCTTGAATACCCGCTCCACCTGTTCCTTCTCCCTGCCAGCCTTGGTTATTGTTATCTACCTGCGGACCACCAGCAAAACCATAAGTAGATACTTGGATTCCTCCGCTGGCTTCAATATTAGTTACACCATTACAAAAAAGGATGACTATTCCGCCTGTATTATGGGTAGATGCCCAACTGTCAGATGGATATACTGAACTCGCTATGTTAGCCTGTGAATATTCCGGTATCCTTATCACTTGGCTCTGGTCAGCTCCACTGTCTTGGTAAGCATTTGCCAAAGGCAGCAAAAGGGTAAACGACCCCGACCCTACAGAAACGATACGGTTAAATTCATTTGCGCCACAGGTAGTAGTTGTATTCCCTCTGCTCTTATGGATCTTAATCAAATCCCCAGCTTGGAATCCTCCAGTCGTAGTCACAGTCAAACTAGTTGAGCCTGAACTTCCCGAACAGGAGGAATAAGTATTTATTGAAGTATCAGTCGTAACATTCAATACTCCATTTTTACCGCTACCAAAACAAGGTGCTAAAAGTTGGGTCATAAGTAATTTTCCTTTCTTTTTAAGAACATTTTAACTGGATAGTGACATCTGATCCCGCAATTGTGCTTCCAACAACATCACAATCAATTGTAATTACATCACCATCTGCTAAAGCAGTCGTATCAAAACTTGTCTGGCTTCCAGTTTGAGAACCATCTGCCAGTTGCAACCTGTTAGCTTGGGTAGCACTCCAGATACTGGTTCCATTGACATTGATATCTATTATTGCCGCCTGCCCTGTTGGAGCGGTCTTGGCATAAATATAAGCTTTTACTATGGTTAAACTTAACGGTACTACCAGTGCTGGTGTCAAATTTACCCCTGTTGCTAAAGTCCCAGTCAGGGTAAAAACGAATGTCGGCCTGATAGCTGCTGACAAATCAGAAAAATTCTGGTTTACCTGTGATGACTCTGCGGTTGTATTCGGGTTAAATGTATATGTAACACTTGGCATTTTAAATCAACTCCTTTCTCTTAAATTTTTTAACTTCCTTCTATGGGAGCAGTAGGATTATCCACTGTCTCATTTTGAACCATGTTCCTATTAATATCCTCTATCCTTTTTGATATCTGCGGCTGTCGGGATGATGCCTCAATAGAAATACTATCCGCACTATACTGGTAAGCCATTATCTGAATGACATCGGCTGCCGCTGAAGCTAAAGTTTGATCCCAAACATCCACATCCCATTGCATCTGATCCCATCTGGAATATGTTTTAGTGTTTTGTTTTATATTCCCTACTTTCATCATGTCGCCTACCTGTACAGCCTCTATGTTATAACCTTTATGCTGCTGTTCACCATTATTATCCAGAATAGTTATCAAAGTCCTAATTTCAGGATCTTTCTTATCATTTATCAACCTGTTTGCCATCGTATCGGCAGTATCAGTTAAAGATACCCTGTGGTCTACATAGCTATAAGCATGACGGTTATAAGAATTGATAGAGCCGGTATTACTGTAATGCCTGTAAAGTCCTGTACCGGAAGCCGTAGTAAAGCCGGTAAAATAAACCTCATTAATCAAATCTTCAGTCCTCCGCCATGTTTCCATCTTGGCTATTTCTTTACCGATATAAAAGATATGTTCAGCCACAGCTGGCCTGGTTTTAAAATAAACAATACCGTTAGGATCTACATACCAATACCAGCCATAAGGAGCCAGTTCAATTACTTTGTCTATTGCCTCTTTAATAGTATTAGTCTGGAAAGTATAGGAAACAGTTGTACCTGTAGAATCTATTGAAGTAGCTGTATAGTTTAAAGTTCCACCATCTGTCCGGTATTTATCCAGAATGTCTTTTAAAATATCAGTCGGGTCTTGGCTGTTATAAACAATCTTGGTATTGCCTGAACCGTCCCTTAATATATAATTTGACAGCTCATAAATATAGCTTAAAACTGTTATTTCCACATATTCAGTATTACCGTCTAAAACAGGGCGGTAGCCCGAAATGAATCCCCTGAATAATAGTAAACCGTTAGGAGTATCCCTATCATAAACCCAAGCATCCACCCGATTACCTAATTTGACATCCACGTCTTCGCCAAAATCATCAAAATTCCTTTTTAATTTAACAATCAATTCCCCTGGCCCGCCATTTATGACAGTTCTGAAACTGGGTAAACTGACTACTTCAGATGACCAGGTAGTTTTATAAGTCTGACCATCATAGACCTTATAATCAAAAAACTTCCAGTACCAGTCGGTTTGGGGAAAGTTTTTCCAGACAAAATAATCATAAACCGTTAAATTAGTATTGACAGCTGCATTGTTTCCCAGATTTAAAGTTGAACCGTTATTGGCATAAAAGCCATTATTAATGATCGCATTATTACCAAACCTTTCCGTTTCTTCAGAATCCATCGCCTGGTCAATTACATAGACAGGTTCATTAGATGACCTTCCTTGTATCCAAGCCATTTCAGCATTAAAAGGTACACCTGCTATCCTGCCATTAGTTCCATCGCCGGTATAAGTCCCCATCTGGAAAAATCCAGGCTTAGTCTTAAAAGCAATGTAATAATAAACAGTTCCACTGGTATTCACCCTGTCATTAGTGCCTATTTGGAACCCGTCAGTTAAAATCGCTTGAATATGGTCAGTAGCCGTAGCTCCAGTGAAAAGATAAGTGGTATCGCCAGTTCGTAAAGAATGCCTGTAGCATCCTGCTTGGCTGGTGTTAGCTTTTATTATTACCAGATCAGGCTGGAAACCTAAACCAGTAATTGCCCTGTCATCAGTTCCATCGCCAGTATAAGAACCAATATGAAAGTCTTTAGCACTATTATCCCTGAAACAGATATAATAATGGGTTTGGCCATTGGTGTTAACTGTTGCATTAGTTCCTAAAGTAAAACCGTCATAGTTAAAAGCAGTTATCCCGCCAGAAAATCCAGCTGCCGCATTGGAAAAATACATGGTTGTATCGGCTGGCAAGGCAATTGCACTCCAGACAGCATACTGGTTAGGAGTCCAGATCCAGATAAAAGTTGGCTTAAAACCCAATCCGTTTATCCTTAAAACTGCTCCAGTCCCTGTATATATTCCTGTTATCATTTGTGTTTCCCGTCTGGCAGTAACTACAGGAGCAGTAGCTAAAGTAGTAGTCGTAGAAGAAGTACTGGTTGAAGTTGAACGTGTAGTAGATATGGTTGTTGAGGTGCTTTTGGAAGTAGTCGTTGAACTGGTAGACGTTGATTTAGTAGTAGAAGTAGAAAGGCTGGTTGAAGTGGATTTAGAAGTAGTTGTTGATCTGGTAGTAGAGGTAGAACTACTGGTAGTCGTTGATGAAGTAGACGTTGATTTAGTAGTAGAAGTAGATGTAGTAAAGACAGTTGTATCATCATAATAAGTCTTAAATGATTGGTCACTGACGGCTGTAGCTGACCAAGTGGAACCGTTAAAAACCGTATTGCCATAATTGGCAATTACTGAAGCGTCATTAAAATCCCAAAGTATGGCAGCAGATGTCGAAAAATCATAATCTCCCTGTAAAACAGTCCAGTATTTTGTGCCATTATATAAAGTAGCAGCTGAAGCAAAAGAAAACTGGATAAAAGCAGAAGATGTTCCTATAGATGATACATCTACATTAGCTGATGTTGCTAATACTGATCCGCTGGGAGAATCACTATTATCGCTTTCAATAGTAATCCAGACATTGCCTGTTGGAGAATTAGACCTGTATAAAGACAAATCTATCCGTGGACACTGGGCAATATAGGTAGGGGTAAAGCTTTGTGCTATTTTAACCTGTGTATCAGCAGCATACCTTAAATGCCAAGTACTATCATGTGAAGTCTGATTGATATCTAAAACTGTAGCCATACATTATAAATACCTCGGTCTATAAATAAGATCTAAACTCCCGCCTTGGCAGGTTCCTGACCAAGTAGTAGTAAAAGTAGTTGACCCTGGTTCCCATCTGGGGAAAAGTCCAGCCGGTTCAACCTTATTGCTTCCTTCATAAACCAACAGGTTCTGGAAATCAAACTTGACAAAGTTACCGTAAGCCAAAGTATGGTTTCCTCCTGACCAGGTAGTTGTTTCAGCAGTCGGGTCATAACTTATGATTATTCCAGAAGTAGTGGTAGAACCGCTTGTTCCAGGAGCGGTATAAACAATTGTTGGCTCGGCAAAGACAGAACCGGAAACAGTTAGGGTATAAGATAAAGAAGCTGTACCCGATGTAACTGTCCAAGAAACAGTTTGTTGCGGTCCCAAAAAAAACGGATCAGCTGCCACCAGTTCCATATCAAAAGATGTCATCGACTGGCTATAATGCGGAGTCGGTACAGAAACAGATGCTACTGTCGCTAATATCTCCCTGTCGGTATCGACAGAAAAAGTACCTGATTTTTTTCTGGTGATATTGTCATGGAAATCATCAATCAAAGTAATCAATTGGGCATTAGAATCAGCTATTATATAACCAGCCAACTTCATTCTTCTCTCGGCAAATTCAGCTGCCAATAGCTTTTTCCCAGGTTTTCTGGATACTGTTTCCATCTGGAATTCACGGTTTGGAGGAGTTCTGACATCAACTTCAGTCGTAATATAATTACTATCCTGTAATGAAAAATTATCAAATGTCGGTGTTAGTGCCATAAAAATCCTTTCTTAAAACATTCCATACCTGCTTAATTCATTTTGTCGGCCTAAAGTCCTGATGATCTGGTTTGCCAGTTGGTTAACTCTGTCTTCATTGTCAAGTGTTACATCACCGTTTAGATTGATCGTTAAACTCATTCCGCTACCTCCGCCTAAATTAGTATCCACTCCGGTTCTTGAAACTATTCTTTCTCCTCCATGAGCCAGTATCGGTACAGGTGCTCCAATTGCTCCTGGTACTATCCCACCATGCTGAAAAGCAACAGTTCCTTTAACATAACCTAATTTGGTAGCTTCAGCTGCTTTTCCTAAAGCATTACCTATAGCACCTTTAATATCATCAAAAACTTTTATTATTTTGTCTTTCCAACCGATAATAACATTCCAAGCATTTTGTAAGCCATCTATAAAAGCCTGTTTTAAATTTACAAGCATTTCGGCAATCTTGCCAGGAATAGTATTCAACCAATTCATTATTTTGGTTGGCCAAGTGGAAACTTCATTAGTCACATTAGTTCCTGCCAAAATGATATTGCTCCAAAGATCAAAACCAAATTTAGCTATAGCACCTAGTACATTTATAATTAAATTAGTTATCCAAGTTAAAAATCTTCCTGGCCAAGTAGAAACCTCTGTTATAATATTTGTTCCCAGTTTTATAAATTCATTAATCACCCTAACCTCAAAATTCGGTAAAGCTACTAACCATAAGCCCAAAGCGAAACCAAACATAGTAGGTAAATCTACTACAAAAAAGTTGTAAATAGCAGTAACTATTTTTTGGGGTAATTCAGCAAAAAAAGTAACAGTAGAATTGATAAAATTACCTATAGATATCAATAAATTATTAAAAGCAGTTGGTACAGTTATCAGGAAAAAGTCTATGATTGTAGACATTGCATTGACTATTAAATCCCTACCAATTTCATAAGCAGCTGTAATTTGATCCCAATTTTTTATAATCATTACTGCTAGTATTCCAAATATGGCTCCCAAAATAATTATAGGAGCCAGTGCAGCCATTGTAGCTATGGCTGCGGCTCCAGCAGCAGCAGCCTGAGCCAAAAAAGCAGGAACTAAAGTAACTAAAATAATAGCTACTACACCAGCAATGGCACCAATCACATAATCTAAGTTTTCCACAAGGAACTTAAAAACCTTACTTAAAACAGGTTCAATCTTTTTGAAAGCACTAATTAATGCAGAAGCAATTTCAGTGGTAGTGGAATATACAGATTGAGCAAAATTAACAAAAGATGTTTTTACCTTATCTATACCTCCAGCTTGATCAATAAAATACATCATCGCTTTTCCTACCAGAAAAAAAGCAGGAGCTAAAATAACCATCAATTTTGCCATAGCTATCCATGGACCCAAAAGCCATATTAAAGCTGGTAGTAATAAAACGGTAATTATAGTAGCTATTGCTATTAATGCGTCTTTATTTTTTAAGAGTGAATCTACAAAATTAGCCACATCATAACGGTGAGCCATCAAAAAGTCTGATAAACCTTTAGCTCCTTGTTTAAGATAATAAAAGATGCTTCCTTCCCTGACATTTAGGTTTTTATCTATTCCTAAAATAGAAGAAGACATTACTTGTATCTGATCAACTATATTTCTGGTTAAACCCCAAAAGGTATTCAGCATTGCTTCATTAGCTCCTTTATATTTCCAAACCAAAGCATCCATTATGGCAATAGCTGTATCTTTTCCAGTTAGTCCCAATTTAGATACTTTTTGCAGATCAGCCATTATTTCTTCAGTACTTTTATGGAATGCAGTTGTAGATGTAGTACTTCCTAAAGCCGAGTTATAAGTATTAATAGATCCTTGAGCCTTATCTAATGCCAAACGTGTACTCATGACAGATTTTTCGGCATTTAAAAAAGATTTTGAAGCTGGATCAACTCCTTTGTCTTTTAATGCTTTTAATCTAGCCTCAGCAGCTTGATATCCTTTAGTTAATATCGGCAATTTTTCAGAAGCACTCTGGAAAGCATTTACCTGAGCTTTTGAAGCTCCACCACTGGTTACTACCGCATCTGTATATCCTTTAAGCTGTACCGCACCAGAAGATAAAGCTTCTGCCAAAGTTCTCATGACAGGGATATTGGCATTATTAAACTGTTTATTAAGTTCTTCCAAAGAGGGTACGCCTTTTATAAAAGTCTGGGTTAAAGCTCTTTGTGCATTCTCAAGCTCCAATATTCCACCACCAGTTGCCGATACCGCATTAGTCAGTGCATCCATTCCTTTTACACTGGTATCTACATCTTTTACCTGTCCAATCATTCTGGCACCAAGAGTAGTTATTTCCTTAGTTGTAAAACTAGACTTTAAGGCTAAATTGATTAAAGATTGGGAAAATTTACTGGCTTCCGCCTCATTAGCGGTTAAAAACCTAGTCATCACACCAGCTTTTTCAAAATCAGCAGCTACATCTATTACACTCTTTCCAACTAAAGATAAGGCACCAGCGACCTCTGCACTGGCTAATTTAGCATCATTCATTAGACTACTTAATGAACCGCTTATACCTCCAACTGCCTTTTGTACGACAGCAGTTGCCTTATCTACGGCTTCGATGATGATTTGGACTGAATTTGTTGAATCTGCCATATTATTTATGTTTAATCCTGCTGGCTTGCCTTTCCAGCTTTTTATTTTCCTTTTCTTCTTTTTGGGCTATTTGGTTCATGATTAAAAGTATTTCCTCTATAAAAAAGGCGGGCTGCGACATATAAGTAAAGTAATCCCAGCCGAATTCCTTGCAAATGACATAACGCAAGTAAGCTTCTGAATTTATTCCTTTCTTCCCGTAAAGACTCCCCACCAGATCCTTAACTAATTTTTTTTTACCTCTGGGGTAATTTGGGAAGACTGGATCGCCTTATTTACTTGGTCATATATCTTGTTGCCGTCATCTATTAATAGGTTAGACAACCATTCCTGGGAATAGCTTTTAACTTCGTCTTCTTTATTTATTGTTTTAATCAGGAACCCAGCTGTCTTGTCTTGCGCCTCCATGTATATTTCTGGCGACAGGTTCTCCATTTTTCCGGTTTCAGCATTGAAGTTCCCACCCTTGAGCATCATTTTCTGGACTTCACGGAATTCTCCAGTAGTCAAGTATTTATACATAACTACGGTTTCTCCATTATCCAGTTTGACCTCAAGGGTGGGAATATTTGCTTTTAAACTTGTATCACTCACACCCGATCACCTCCTTTATTGATTTATTAATTTATTAATTAAGCATATATTGCTGCTTTAGAATTTCTTGCTCTTATATCAATTAACCGTGTCGCTGTTCCTGGATCTATATAATCCTCGGCTACAAAGTCACAGTTGACTACATAAAAATCATCTAAACCAGTGCTTACTTCAGCTTCATTTAATCTGAATCTGGATAACCTTATCCGCAGATCCTCATTATTTATTCCGCTGGCGGTTAATATCATCGCCTGTTTGGTTAGCTTGTAATAAGCTTCCCTTTCATTAGTGCTGTCAAAAAATAAAGTATAAGATCCGCTTACTCTTATTCCTTTACTTCTGATAGCTGATACATCAGAACTTCCGCTTCTATGGATTACTTCCAGATTATTGGCAATTGTCAAGTTAAACTCACTAAGCGGTGTTGATGTTGCCGCTAATGCCGTTGTTAAAGTATTCCCGAACTGGACAAAATAATCTTTAAAAGACAGGACAGTTCCAGATTGTGTTGTAACTGTTTGAGCTGCCCCTGTTGACGGGAATTGAGCCTGAAAAGATGCTGAAATCGTTGCCAGACCATCAGAAACGGCAAAAGTAAGCTCATCAATAGCCGCATAAGTATATTGTTCCACATCTGTTGTTCCACGGGATTGAATCAATGTTGCGGTTAATGGTGTATTACCGGAAACAGTACTGTAAAACAAATGGTCGCTTGGCGTACCGGCAGTATATATTTCATTGCCTAGTGCCAATTTCCAAAAATAACCAGCATTCCATACGTCACACAACATTTCTATATCGCCTTCACTCCATCTTTTACCTATTACTGAATCCTTATCCATTATCCGTGTAGTCTTGGCGGCGATATTTTCTATCGGCTCGTGATGTCCCCGCATACTGATATCGGTATAATTAAGATAGGTTGATGCGGTAGTATTGGCTGTACCAGGAGCTGACTCTATAGCCAAACCTACTGAACCTAATCTACCGATTAAAATATTTGTATCTGTTTGTGCCATCTAGTTTTTCACCTCCCCTCATAATCCAGTATTTATAATTTCATGAGCTTCTATTTTTACTTCCAGAATTCGAGTGTCAAGTTCCCTGTCTATATATGCAGTATCCCAAGAAACTGGTATTACATATTTACAGACTCCAGACAAAGTTGTATCCCTATCGAGAGCCGTTTGTAGTTCGTCCATGACGGTTATTGATATGTTTTCCGCCGCTTGGACTCCTTGTCCCATTTTGCTTTGTTCCTGGTATACTCTGACCCAAAACCCCTGTTTTCTTAGGTTATGCACATTACTGGCAAAACTTCCTTCACCCTCAGCCATAGTCAAAACAGCGAAAGGATAATTACCGCTTGGATTACCTGTCGGATAGGCATAAGCAGCTTTTAAAGATGTCATGCTATTTAACTTTACCAAAAGTGAATCCCTGATATTTACTACGCTCATATTTTTATCCTCTGGTACCACTTCTTTCATACCACATTACTATCCTGTCTCCTAAATCACCGACATATTTAGACATCGTAGGTTGCACCCAGTCAAAAGTCTGTTCTACAAACTTTTGTGCCTTGTATCCGCTTTCCTTTATTTTCCTGCCAAGTAAAAACAAGGCACTATTAGATGTTTCCAGTCCTCTGGCCATTGCCCATCTCTCTAAATTTATTTTTGGCGGGGCTTTGCCTTGTCCAGTACTTCCTACCTCTTGGTAATATCCATGTTTTGATCCTGGTCCGATTTCCCTTCTCCCTGTTGACGGTTTTATCCTTATGCTTTGCATTAATTCTCCAGTTGCTTTTGGTGCTTCATTCTGCATTTTTGCCAAAGTAACTGATGCTATCCTGTCCAAAGCCTGTTCTATTTCCGATGGTATGTTTCTAGCCATCTCCTGCAAGGCTGGCTGGGCATTATTAACAATTGTTACTTTATAATCAATCATATTTATTTTATTCAGTTGTCTCAAACTTATTAACTAAAAGTTCTATATGCGGTATCAAATCCGGTGAAAGCCAATTAGTTCTTCCCTTCACTATAAATACTTCATTAGTCACCGTATCTACCAGCTTATCCCCTGGCAATATGCCGGAAGCCGTTGTAAAAGCTATATATGTCTGGCCAAAAGTTCCTTCTGCTAGAATTGTATCCTCACTTGAGGCTGGTTGACAATTTATCGAAGTATTAGAAAGAGCATCGTGTTTAACGTAAGACTCTTTATTTGTATTATTGTTATCTTTTGAAAGCCTATAAACGTCTATATTACGATCCAGAATCATAATTTACACCCATGCACTTACTAATCTATAAGGATTCAACATCCTTTTGGCAATTTTTATATACGAACTTTCCCCATCTGTAGTTTCTGCCCATCGCTTACTAATTCTCCCCTGTGTTAAAGCAGTTAATCCTTCCTTATTGGCTTGTCGCATGAAAGTATCAGCGGTATAATAGGTAGTTGCCAAAGAAATCGGTCTAGGGATAGTACTATAGCCACCTACATAACATACTTTAGTAAAAAAGCGGGAAAACTTAATATTGGCAAAGTTATATAAAAGTGTTGAAGTAGTAGTATAAAGCTCAAAGTTAGGGTAAATGATGATATTTTTTCTGGTAGGAATCATATAACGGGTATTACCGCCACCAGCATCCAAATTTAAAGTTAAAGACAATGAACCTTTAACAATATTTATTGACTGTAATGATTCAACCGGATATTTTCTTGGCTGAATTATCAAATTCAAATCTCCATCTACTACTGATTCACATAACTCATTAGTAATCGTTTCCAGTTTACAACCTGAAACAGTTGTATAACCCAGATAATTATTTACCTCATCTTCAGCCGTAGATATCCAAGTATCTATCTGATTGCTAAAAGAAGAATCAATATCTATAAGTAATAAATTTTCCAGCGATGCCTCATCAGTATAACCGTAAGTACTTGCCATAAAAAAAGATTCCTTTCTATTTATTCCTAATTGCTTTCTTTCTGCCTTCGCCTCTACCAGAAAGAATAATAGAGGCGAAGAACAATTAGGCTTCGCCATTCCCCAAAAGCCTTTTAAACTTCTCCTACCATGAATTCCAACTGGAATGGTTCTCCGATCACTTTCAACGCCGCCGCTTCCAAAATAAAGCTGACGTATGAGAAGCTGGTAGACGGTACATCTACCCTTGACATCGGGATCAAATCCTCA